TCCCATGATTATGCTCCTGCCTTCAATGCAGCCACTTCAGTCTTCAGAGTTTCAATCTGTTGCTGTTGTTCTTTAACAGCTTCAAGTAATACCGCCGTGATAGACCCGTAATCCAAACCAAAAGCATCGCACCAACCATTTTCTTTTGGCTCCATAGGGTGTTCAACAGTTGCCTCCGGTATTACAACTTGTATATCCTGTGCGATAAAACCAAATTTGCGACCACCTGCATCAGACATGTGTGCCTGAATATCTAGGCTAGAATTAACAAGATAGTAAGAGACTCCTTGTAATTGCTTAACAGTATCTAGTGCATTACTAATGTTCTGAATCTGTGTTTTTTTACGGCGGTCGGATGATGTGATTGTTCCATCAATTAGTAAGTTACAACTAAAATCAGCTCCAGCGGAAGAAGGATATGAAGCATAACTAGCATTTGTACCGTGGATACGGAGCGTTCCTTGATTTGTATTACCGGGGCCATTAGTATTAACAACAGTAATCGACGGATTGTCTGACCAGCCACGGTCAATCCAAATACCAGCATGGCTAAAACCAACACCAATACCTGTTGTACCACCAGCAGTACCTCCGGTTCTACCATCGTAATGCGTAAGGGCTGTATTACCAGTCCTATCATAAAGCCCGAACCTTCCCCCAACAAACGCTCCGCCAGACCCCCCAGAAATCCATTCCCACTGCCTACCATTAGTAGACTGACAGGATATTGAAAGACCAGTTTCACCAGTAGCGTCAGCAATTTGCAATTTCTGATTGTTCGCGTAAGTGCCACCGCCAAGTTTCATTTCTGGAACAATAACAGTTCCAGTAAAAGTATCACCTGCTTTATTTGCGGGGGTATACCCAATATTGCTTGTAGCTGCACCAGAAGCCATTTTTGCCGCAGTTACCGCATTGTTGTCGATAGTCCAAGTAGCCCCGGAACTTGATACCGTAATGTCGCCTTTGTCTCCGTCGGTTACACCTGCGGCTTCTATAAACGTAGCCGCAGTAATCCGAATCTCAATGCGGTCACCCGTGCTATACGCACGAGCAGTCGTTGTTTCTTGCCCCCGTATAACCGTTAACACATCCGTAGAACGAGCGGTACATTTGACAATCTCAAGGTTGTTCGATGTATCTACTAATGTGGCGTAGAAGTAGTCCCCAGCCGTTAAAGTTGGGAAGCGAGCACCCTGCCCCGATGTCAATGTAATGCTAGTCGCAGACGAGTTGATACCCGCCGCAAGAGTAGCATTAGCATTGTTTGTGAGTTTGATACCCATTCCCAGACTCCTTAGTTAACAGTCACAGTCCAAGTAATGCCGAGTGTGTCTGCTGCACCCTTGTTGATAACTGAGAAGACTGTACGGCACAACATAGTGCCAGTAGACGCAGCATTAAAAATACCTGCTTCAGTCAATGCACCAGTGCCTGTACCTGCTGGGAATGTAGCAACATACGCTACGTTGTTTGTAGTCACAGTTGTTGAAGTCAACGTCACACGCGAACTTCCAACAGCAGTTTCAAGAGCAGTGTCACCTACCGCAGCAGCGGTTGTGCCAGTACCAACTTCCATATGCGTCATCGCCGCTGGACTGTTGGTTGTGGTCTTAGCCATGCTAGAAGCAATAAAGTTTTTACCTACTGTTACCACTAGGTTCTTTACTTCTTCTTCTTGCTTGACATTGCCGTGCTCGTCAGTGAGAACGAGCTTCAGGTTACCTGTCATTTTGATTGCGTCGTTAAACATGATTTACTCCTTAGTTGAGTTGGTTTTCGTTTAGGCCGTATCCAGCAAACATGTAACTGTACGACTCCGTGCGTATTGTATAAACAATACCAGCATTGGGGTCAGTTGTCAGCACAAATTCACCGTTTATAAGCGGTTGATGGATTAGGTGACTGTTAATAGTTCCCGGTACTTGGAAGTACGTAAACTTGTCATCAGATGTAAAAGCCCAGTCGTACAGAGGCGACGATTGCCCAAGGGTCAGTATCAGGTTAATGGCATCAGCCATAGTTGCTGTGTCTGTAAGAGCCTTGTTCAGGGCGAACGTATTGATGGCGTCTGCCATCGTTGCTGTGTCTGTAAGAGCCTTGTTCAGGGCGAACGTATTGATGGCGTCTGCCATCGTTACAGAATCAGTCTGTACGCCCCCAAAATTAAGAGCCGCTGCATCTGTTGCAGTTACAGAGTCTGTCTGTACATCACCTACTGTAAAGGCTGCGGCATCTGCCATAGTCACAGAATCAGTTTGTACATCACCCACTGTAAAGGCTGGGGCATCAATAGCAGTAGCCGTGTCTGTAATGTTAGGACGAGTAAGCGACTTAGCCATCACATCACCCGTGGTCACTGGGTCTGGGTCAGCATCGGCATCTACTACGTCAAAGTCAAACGCATAGCCCGGTGTCTTAGCAATAAAGTCCGTCATCTCAACGGAGTCAGTCAGAACCTTATTGACTGCAAAAGTGTTGACCGCATCCGTTGCTGTTGCCGCATCACTAGGGTTTTTACCTATATTAAAGTTGTTCAGCGTATCGGAAGCAGTTATTGTCTCAGTCTTACTCAACCCCGGCTGGCGTGAAGAATCATCAGCCGTAGTCACTGAATCAGCAACATTTGGACGTGCGAAGTTTTTAGCCGCTGCGTCTGTAGCCGTTGCACTATCAACAAGAACTTTGTCTGTGTTGAATGTATTGATGGTGTCGTTAGTGGTAGCCGTGTCAGTCAGCGACTTACCAACATCTTTGGTGGTGATTACATCGGCAGAAGTAACTGAGTCAGTTACCGCCTTGCCGGGAGTCTTAGCTGGGCTATCCGTTGCTGTTGCTGTATCTGTAAGGGTTTTCCCTACGTTTTTTGCATTTACGTCTGCCATGACGATAGGGTCAGGGTCGGCGTCAGGGTCTAGCGGGTCAAAGTCGATGTTGCCATAGAACATCCGATTGATTGCATCAGTCATCGTCACAGAGTCTGTGAACGAGGTATCGAATGAAATAGCTACAGCATCCGTAGCTGTAGCTACGTCAATGCTAATCCGGTCGATGACGAACGAGCGGAAGTCAGACATCTGAACAGTCTGATTCTCCAACGTGGTAGTAGGTACAACAAACGCAGATGCCCGAACAACCGTGTTTGGCTGGGCTGTAGCCGTAACTCCGCCCGCAGCAGCAATACCGATAGAGACTGCCGAAACGGCAGCTACCAGTAAAGTTGATACGACAGCAGAGGCACGGATGTTAGCCATTAGAAGTTCTCTCTGACTGTAAATCGTAGGGTGTCATACACAGTCTGTATTTCACCGTTAAAGTTAATCACAATCTCGCCTTCATACATGCCGGGGTCTACATCAAGTACACCACCAGTAAAACTGAATTGTATTTGCCCAGTTGTACCACCACTCAGCTTAGAGGTGCTAATAGTAGACAATAGTGTAGTTGTACCAGATTCTCTGAACTTAATTGTGACAACCGTGGTGGACAGAGATAAATCAATAGGCGAACCAGTTAAGTCGTCAGTCAACGTCACAACAATGACTGGCTTCTCATCACCTTCTACTAAACGAATGACATCAGCAGCCATATTGTCCTCACGCTAAAGGGCGCATCTGCACGGTCATCGAGGCACGGGCTGCACCTAGATTCGCTCTTGCTCTGCGCTCGGTTATTTTTGAAAGATATTGCTTGGCATGGTATGTAGCTAACTCACGGTCACTCCAGTTTTTGTTGGGCATGACGAGAAGATGCTGCAACGCACCGTGCATGATGACGTTCTCTAGGTCATCAAAAATTGTTTTATCCATGCCTGTAGACGTGCGCAAAGGCTTTAGAACCGCAATCATATTGAGGTTATAGGCTACAGAGTCATCAGGTAGGGGGGCAAGAACAAAGCTATCAGGGTCTAGCTGACAAATATACTGTGGGTTAGACCGCTGGTTTACATCTAAGTTAGGCCACTGGGGGTAGGTGTCATACAACTGCTCAAGCGTCAAAGGCGAGAGTGGTGCACCGTTTACTGTGGCTGTAAGGAAAGCGTGGACTTCAGTCTGAGTTGGATTGTTGTACGGATACTCGTACACGCCCGGGGTCAGACGGATTGAAGGTTGCTGATAGCGCCATGCAAGCGTACGCTCACACGTCTCAATCGCTGAATCACGAATATGTTGCTCTAAGATTGGTTGCGGACAGCCCGGTACACTTGCCGCAAGGCGTGTAGCCAACGAGAGAAATGTGCGAGTACTCATGAGGCGATTACCTGTTCTTTAGCTAGACCCGCTTCTTCCGTATCGGTCAGTGACCTTGCTTGTGCGCTCACACCAAGAGCTTGGGTAAATGCTTGTTGGAACAACTGCGCACGGTTAGAGTTTACATGCTCATTATCAACGGATTCAGCTAAAAACACAGTGCCGTCAACCACAACAGGAAGGAAAGCATCGGGCAGCAATGCTATGGTATCTCCGCCAGCATAGTTTGGCGGTGTTTGTGCGTATTCCCCAATAAGGATTAGACCTGCGGGGGCTTTGGGGTAGATGAAGAACTTGTTGGGGTTGCGCACATGGCGCATCCAATTGACCGTTGGGCCAGCGGTATCGTTCATCCAGCCGGGGTATGTCTGGTCAAGGGCGGTGCGGTCAACTTCCGTTACACCTGAACCATCCTTAACTTGAAAAATTTCTATGACACGAACCGAATCAGTCGGGGGAGACTGAATAACAGTCCCAGCCGTGCATGTAATATCCCCGATGTAGGCAAAGAGGTCGGGGCGCAATACAGACATACGCTTGAGCGTTTGATTGGCAAAGCCAAGTAACACCGCATCGCTGTAGCGTTGGGGTGCACTAATGTCTTGTAAAAGGCGGCGAGCCTCGGTGACTACATCATTGAGTATCATTCGGGTAATCCCTTAGAAGCATCAGCGTTGAGTTCGTGGTTTTCAACAGGAGGCTCAACTGGGATTTCTTCCGCAGGGGTCTCTAATTTCAAACCTGTTTTACGACCAGCTTGTTTCTTTGGGATGAACTTCTCAGGAAAGGCTTCTTCCTCAGTTACTTCCTCAACCAGTGGGTTTTCAGCCAACAGTTCTGTGTAGTCGTAAATAAAACCATCGTTTTTGTTTCTTAGAAAACGTGCCATTTAAAAACTCCTATCGGTATTTGGATGTCTTACTCGCTATTTTAGCGGGTTGTTTTACAAATTGTTGTCCTTTTGCTTTGCCAGCACGTTTTGCACGCGTTGTCGCAGCATACTCAGCAGGGCTGAGATTTTTAATCGCAGCTTCTGGAAGGTATCTTTCACCTGTTTTATTAGACGGTTTTCCACTTTTGGTTCTCCATTTTTGGTCGCCCCAGTCTTTTAGAGATTGCTGCGGCGCTTTCAATCTTTGTACCCCCCGCCAGCAGCCTTGTATTTCTTGGCTACCAACTGAGCTTTACGTGCTGACCACTGGCCTGCGCCTGTACCTTGCGTTGCGGCAGCTTTTACCTGCGACACAATCCGTTTACGCAACTCAGGCTTAGTATAGTTGCCTGCTGCGTTTACTTTAGATTTTGTTTTTGTAGCCATTAGCATTTCCACCTTGCGAGTGCTGCTGCTTTACGTGTTGGTTTACCCTTCTCGTCCTTCATAGGCCCGGGCATACCAGACATACGTGCACAAAAAGAATCCTTGCGTTTACCACCTTCAGGCTGTGGAGCTTTTAAATTTGAGCCTGTTGCTGCGTTGTACTTAGCACGACCTTTAGCGGTCAACCCAGCACCCTGCGATACAGGTAGTTTCTCACCACGACCTACGGACAGGTTAACGCCCTTTTTCTTGGTAGCCATTACACAACCTGTAAGAACGCAGTAGTCTTTGCTGTTGCAGGAAGGGTTACATGCACATCGGTAGTAAACAAAATACCATCGTCAGGAATTTCCATCACGATGGGTTGTGTACCAGTACCAATATTAAACTGCAACCTCACAGTACCAGAAGCACCGCCGTCACGAAAGATAACATCACCAGCAGTACCACCGCTGATTGTGTGATACCCACGTAGTTGACGCCGCCCAGTAGCTAAAGTACCTGTTGCTTCTGTATGTACAGCCGTTACATTTGACATATTGTTCTCCTATTGTAAGAAGGGGGGCTTTTAGCCCCCCGCCTTTTAGTTGATGTCTGTCAACAATGCGAAGACACGCACAACAGCAGCGGCTGGTACAGCAGTACCAAGCGTGATGTCGATAGTATCAGCAGCAGCGTACACCTTACCACCACTCAGAGTGGGAGCAAATGCACCAGACGACAACACAGGAACACCACCAGAAGTACCAGTAGCGTTCGCTGAAGTAGCAGCCAAGTAACCAGCAGCGGCAGAGCCGTCACCAATAGAGATGGTGCTAGTTACGCCAGCGGCGGTAGTTACCACCATACCTACGTTAGACACAATAGTGCCAGCAGGGATAGGGATAATTTCCATCACATCAGAAGCAGCCAGTGCAGTAGCACCAGCAGCAGAACGTGCCGCAATGATTTTAGGAAAATCAAGCGTAAGTTCCACGCGAACAGTCTTGTTAAGAGAATCCGCAGGGTAAGCAGCCGAGCCTTTATTAAAGCCCAGAGAGTCAGTGTATGTAGCCATTTTAAATCTCCAAAAAAGTTAAAAACGGGAGGCCGAAGCCCCCCAGTTGGTTACGCTAAAGTAACGATACCTTGTGCCAATGCTTCAGGTTTAACAACTTGGTAGCCGTAAACTTGCAAGCCACGAATGACGTTACCGAAAGTAGACTCTGCACGCAAAGACTCCATCTCAGTCATCTGTGAAGCAAAAGTAAAGCCCATCTTGTGACCAGAAATGATGCTGAACTTGCCAGAAGTCACAGATAAGTTGTGGCTTACATAGACAGTAAAGCGGTCAATCATGCCCAAGCGACCATTACGCAACACAGAAACGCTGTCACCAGTGATAGAAGCATCCTTCAGGTCTGACTTCTTAATGAAACCAGCCATCTTAGCTGGAATAATCAAGAAACGGTCAGATTCAGGGCAGTTTGCTTCGTCAAGAACAGTGCCCATGTCTACGATGTATTCAAGGACGTTGGTCTTAGTAATAGCGATAGCCGAACCAGATGTACCCAAGTCAATGTTGCCAGAGATACGACCGGCAGATGCACCTTTGTTCAAGGAAGAAATGCTTGGAAGAATATCTGTCAAAACACGTTGGTCAATCTTAATCTTCATACGCTCAGAAGCGTCTTTAGACCAAGTGTCCATCATGTTCACATCGGCTTGAACCTTATCCACGTCGTCTTCGATACAGGCAAAGTACTCGCCCTTGTCGATAACCAATTGGATTTTTGGCTTATCAGGATTCTCAACGCTCAGGGTTTGGCCCTTAACGTAAGTCTTGATAGTGATTTCAGGAGTGGTACGGATGTTAACCGTGTCACCCATTTTACGAATTTCACCTTCGTAGTTAGTGTTAGAGATTGCTGCGAGCACGGTGGCGTCGTAGAAATTCTCGATGAGTTTGCCAGACCAAATCTCTGGAATGAAGTTACCCGAATAGTTCGGGCGGCCTGCGGCTACGGGAAATGCCATGATATTACTCCTCTAATCAAGCGTTAACAATTATGCGACCTTCTCTCTGTGCAGAGAAAATGTCACGTTCGATGCGGTCACGCTCTGCTTCACGTCCTTTGTACTTACCTTGACGAACATCGTTGAAAAAAGTTTTGATGTCATCAGGGCTGTAGTTCTTGGCGTTTGTTCCTGCTGGTGCACCTGTGCTACGTCCCTTACCGGGGGTAACTTGGCGTTCCAACTCAGAAGCAGACACATTCCGGCGGGTGTTTTGAGCAGCAGTGACTTGTCCAGTTATTTCAAGCCAAGACTTAAAGAAGTTAACTACTCTGCGCACATCGAGGCCACGTTGAGCGTCCTCAAGAATGGTTTGGCGACTAATACCAGACAACGGGTCGGTCTCAAGAAGCCAAGACTGGAAGTCTGGGTCTTCATTGATAGCTCTCCAGTTCGGAATATAGCCTGTCAACTCCATCCAAAATTGTTGTTCGACAGTTGCAGCTTGGCGGTGTGCAAGGTTATTAACCTGTGGCACTACGTTAGTCTGAAACTGCTGAAGTAAACGGTCAAGCTGTGCAATTTTCTGGGCAACAGGAATTAACTCCTCTCGTGTCACACGACGCATAACGTCTAGTGACTCCCCATATTCCTCTTGGTCTTTCTCAGTAACTAGCGGGTCAATACTTGACTGCCCTGAGCGACCTGAAGACTGTTGCGCAGAAATCGTTGCCAACAATTGCTCCATCTGCTGCAAACGACCTGAAAGTTCTTTGTTCTGCCCATGCAGGCGAGGAACTTCGGCGTTGTACATGCCTTGGAGAGTGCGATATTTCTGAGATAGATTATCCTCTGAGCCTTTTCCATCATCTTTCGTGTGCTCAACACTAGATGACTGGGCAGCATTGTTCGAACCAGCATCATCGTCGGCGGTCGGAGTGCGTGTATTAGCGTCATTATTGGGCGGAGTTCCACCGTCGGCGGAAGAATTTTGTTCCTCGCCATTGGTTCCATCACCATTGAGTTGCTTATACAGTTCTTGAACTGCCTCGGTCTGTTTACGAATTTGCTCTGGAAGTGCCATAGTAAAACGCTCCTATCGGTATGCGTGGATTAGACGGCGAGTCATATCATGACTTTGCCGCTAGTTCAGGGGACTCTTTGGCGAGTTTGTAAATCTCACCCAAAACTTGGCATCGCCCCTGCATCAATGCCGCGTTGTTTATCGCAGATGGTAGTTGTTCCAACTCGTGCATACGCCATGTAGCCAACCAGTCCAGAAGTTCTGGATGCTGACGCACAGCGACAGAAAGAGCCTTTACAACTGATGGGTCAGGACGTATCACGGTTGACCCCCACTGCGATTCATGACTGTGTTTGCTTCCATGCCACCTTTGGGTGTGCCATCAGGCTGAAGTGCTGCACCTGCTGGTTGCTGCTGTTGGGCAGCAAGAGCTTGTGTTTGTTCAGCAGCCGCTGCTATGCGGCCTTGATACGCAAGTTTATCCCGAGATGGAATGAGTTCATCCACAGACATCTGCAACCCTTTAGCCACTTCACGAAGAATCGCGGCGCGACCATCCTTACCAAGAATCGACATGTCGATTTCATTGGCGGTTGCGTTAAGAAATTCAATACGGCGCACGTTGACAGTCTCTTTGACAGCCAAGTTAATTGCGCCTTTGGCGATGACTTGTACATCACCCTTAATAGATTCATCGTCGTCGTAGCGCATGTTGTATACGAACTGACGTTGGACAATAGGTTTAATCACATCACCGTCGATGTGACCAACAACTTGGCGGATACCCTTACCAGCAGCGCCCATCAGCATGGACAGGCCAGACGATGTACGGCCTGCGCCTTGTACATCCGTGTTGCCATAAAGGTAAGCTGGGATACCGGAGTGGTCATCAGCCAAGCGTGCAAATTTATCGTACACAGCCACAAGGGTCTGTGCGTTATCGTCTGGTTGTGTGAAGCGTACAGCAGGTGCACTCGAACCCACAGGGTCGTTGGTCACTTGCCAAATCTTCCAAGGTGACATCTGTGTGATGTCTTCGTTCGGAGGAATACGCTCTAGGTTTACTTCGACCTGAGGGCCGGAAGCAATACCCATGTTGTTCACCAACGCACGAGCAGCAGCGTTACACACGTTCTGCAAGTCTTCAATAATTTCGGGAATACCCTTACCCCAGAACGCACCGGGACACTTGATAAACGAAGTCTTAGCGTATGGCTTCTGACCTAGTGGGTCATAGTTCAATACAGCCTTGATGACGTAGTTACCAATCATCCACACGTTAGCGTCGTACTCTTGAGCTTCGTCAGGGATTTCTTCTTCAGTCAATCCCCACTCACGAAGCATCTTGCCGGAGACTTTGCCCCAAAACTCAAGTGCATCGAACACATCGGTCGGACGCATGTAGGAATAGAACTTGCGCTCCTCCTCGTTCTTAATCAACTCTACGTCTTCGTTAATCCAAGATGGGCCTGCGCCTTCATCTAGGATGGTACGGATAGCGTCATCGTCGTAACCCGGCACACCAATAAGGTCTGATAGGTCAGGGCGAGACAGTGGGTGATGCTCGAACAAGTATCCATCTTCGATACGGGTAATACCCGGCTCAGGATAAATACGGAATGGGTCAACCCGCTCAAACTCAGGAGCAAGTCTCTCAATTGGTTCTACAGTCGTACGACCATCAACTATCTTCCAACCAAGTGTACGTTGACGACGCACAATCGGGCCTTTGATAAAGGCACATGGGTAGGTTACAAGGTCAGTAACGAAGTCGTTGAATGAATCAGCCCAGCCGCCTTGAGCAAACTGGTCTTCAATCTTTAGCTTCATCTTGTCAGCACGAATCTGTGCATCTTGCAAAATCTTAAAGCGATAGTCCTGTGAGACCATCTCTTTGAGTTGCGCCATTTCTTGTTTGCTAGGAGCTTGTTGGTTCTCCTCCAGCATAGTTAACACTTCGCTGGCAAACGTGTCTTGAATCTGTTGACGGTCAAGTGGCGACAAGTCAGGAATCGGGGTGGGGACAATATCCCAAGGGGGTGTACCGCTGTCAAGCAAGATGTCTCGTAACCACGATTCCGCAGCACGGCACTTTACTTCAGTAATCATCATGTAGATTTCTGAACCACCTTGCTGCTTAATCTGACGTAGCTTATCTGGCTCATACGTACCATTACGCTGACGCATAGCGGTCAGCATTTGGTCTTCGATGGGCTTCTTGGCAATCTTCGCTACATCCCAGCACATACGAACGTGCTGAGACAAGCCAAGTACCATTGGTTGGTTCTGTCGCTCTTGTAAAGCCTGCGCCGTCGCGTCCTCATCCTGCTTGGTGAGTTCAGCGTTAGAGACTACACGAAGAAAATTTAAACCTGCCATGTTTTAATCATCCGTATCAGGGCGCTTGCTAGACATGTGTTCACGGACTTCCATGATGTCATCAATCTTCATTGGAGGTGGTGTGTACTCGTATACCCCCATTGGTCTCGGCTTTCCAGCAAGGCCACTGTTGTCCATCTTCTCGTTGTCCGAGAAAATTTGCGATGTCTTGGTAACTTTAACTTTTGCCATTGAAGTCTCCTAGTTCACACCTTACCACATATTGTAGGTTGTGCATGACAAGAAGTATACACACACTCAAAAATAAAATGCAAGTATAAAAAATCCCCGAGGACGTGACCCCCGGGGATAAAGGTGACAACTGCGTGAAGAAACCAAACCCATTATATCAAGTCCAACCTGCGGATGCAACAGGGCGAATGTCCCGACGTTGGGGGGTATAGCTACCCTCCCCTACGCTGGCGATGTGTAGCATCAGGTACTGTAAGGCTTCGGCTACGTGGGAGTGCTTGTTCTTGTCAATATCTCCGTCGCCTTTGGGTTTAAACCTATACCCGCCCATCATGGCGGCTTTAAGCTGTGTGCACCCGGGGTCAAGTAAGAACGCTGGGTCTCCGTCAACTTGACGCATCAGATACTCATCGACTGCGTTAATCCGGGAACTGACGTTGTTGGTCTTGGCTGGGAATACTTTAAGACCCTCAGCCTTGATGATGTCCACTGCGCTGCGCTCGTCGGTCTGCGCCCGCTGCACACCTGCTGGGTCAGTCACCACAATGATGGGTGCACCACCGAACCGCTCATATATAAGTGGCTTCAATACTGTACGCACAAATCGCTGGATACCCATGTCAAACGATACAGCCTCGCCAAGTATCAACGCCCGACCTCTTGGGTCTTGCTGTCCGATGACTGCGGCGGGGGTAAGTCCCAAGTCCATCCCGATGACAATAGGGCGCACACCGTTGTGGATGAACCGGAGTTTCTCCTTTGCCATGTGGTAGTCCGGTCTGAAGTATTTGTAGACGGGCATACCAGCAGACGACAGACCGTAGTCCCCGTCGATGTAGACACGGATGTATTCTTCTGAGCGACCTTGGGTATCGTAGTAGCCATCGGGTAGATTCTCGATGTTTTCTGCATAAGGACTGCGACCGGAGGGCTGCTTAAAGACATCCCATCCGTTGTTGTTGGCTGACACCCCATCCTTGGGGTCAAGCCCTTCCATCTGATAGTACCACCACGTATCCATAGTCGGTGGGTTGGTGTCGCCCCACATCCCATGCCATGACGGGCCACCGTCTTTAGCCGACGGAAAACGCCCAATACGCTTGGACATCGCATCCACAATGTCGGGGTGGATGTCTCGGCACTCGTTAAACCATGCGAAGGATAGCTCCAAGGAGTTCAAGTTGGCTACGTCATCCGCATCATCCAGTGCCCGGAACATAATCTCGCACTCGACATCCCCTACTTTAAAGAAGTAAGTCTTGGTCGTACGCATGTATTGCCCGCAAACCCCCGGTGGAAACCAGTCCAAGAAGGTCTTAATGGTCGTATCTTGTAGCTGCCGTGCGGTTTCACGCACAATAGCCGCCCGTGTTTTGCGTATTCCTTGGGTATTGGGTTCTTGCATACTAGCCCTGCGGACTACTTCAAATGAGCAAGTCACGGATTTACCCGAACCGACAGGCCCAATCAGGACACGCATCTTCTTGTCCGAGTCCATGAACTTCTTGCCAGTTGGCGGCGGTGTATAGTTAATATCAAGCATTGTGTGCCTCCACCAGCAAGACAATGAACTCATTGCCTCGGCGTTTGTGTTTGACTATCTTAGTCTTGAAAGAAAGATTCAACCATTTCAGGTTGGTCTCCATGTTGTGTGCTTCGCTGGCGGACTTGAACCTTGCGGCTCGCATCCCCTCGTAGGTTGAGTCGAATAGATTTTCAAGACTCAAGGGCATCGACATCGGTCACCTCAGTGGTATCTGCTTCTATTGTCCGAGCATCTTGTGGTGTGTTGCCGAGATTGATGGTGATGCGTACTCCGCCTGTGCCGCCTTCACCGCCCGTTTCAACTTTCGGCTCTAACCCGCCCCATTTCACAGTGGATTTAATCAGGTCGGCCTTGACTGCGGGGGATACGGCTGGGTCGTGTATCAACATCCAAGACGTTGTTAGGAGTTCTTCCGCCTGTGCACGCGCCTTGAGTTTGAACGTCAAACCTTTTTCTTGGATTTCTCCTCGATAATGCTCGACCTTCTTCAAGAACACCTTATCGGCGTTGAAGTTAATGATGTCAGATGCGGCTATCTTGTGGCGAGTCATGACCTCTTGCAAGGTTTCGCCGCTGCCCTCTAGTGTGAGAGCAATGTCGAACGCCAGCCTATCTGACCACTTAGTGTGGTGTAGTGGTAGGGTATCCATGCTGCGAATATAACACGGTGTCTTACGGCTGTGTCAATAGGTAACGGAAAAATTAGCTAACTTTACACGTTCCTTTTTTTGGGTCTTAGTTTAAGAGGTTTACTATATACAGGGGGGGCCAAGAAAAACGCAATCCATGTACCCCCCCCATGAGCCAAAGCGAAAAGCACCGCGCCCAAAAAACAAAAATAAAAAGCACCGCGCCCAAGCCCCGAAATCAGGCGTATTTGACATTATTGTAAAGTTAAGGCAATCTGGATTTGTCGGTTGCAGATGCAGTCGATTCAGGTGAAAGCCTGATGTTCTTTAAACTTGATAGGAGAAATACCATGAGTGAACGCACTCCGACCGTTAAGCGGTCAATTGCCCCCGTAACTGTGACGGTAGAAATCACAGCCACCCGTATCAACGAGAACGGCACGCTCTCGGGAATTACGGCAAAGGTTGTGAAGCAACCAGTCAAGGGTAACGAGTTTAAAACCTCAGTACCCCCAATGGCAGGCGGAGCAATCTACCTGAAGGCGGAGAGTCTCGAAGGATTACAAGTCCTGACAGGCGACGAGCCAAAGGTAGCAGTAAAGCGTAAGTTGTTCTAACGAACCCCCCGACTGGTGACAGCAGTCGGGTTCTTTTTTAAAACCATGAGGAGAAATCCAATGAAGGTACGTAAACAAGAGTCGTATAGGTTCTGTGTAAAGTGGATAGATGGAGATTCAATCTTCTTCCGCTGGTTCAAACGTGACAAGCAGGCATGTCAGTTCCAGCAAGAGTTGATAGACGACGGAATCCCAATGCAGGATATACGGATAATGATGAAGTAAACCAAAGGAGAGGAGGCGAAAGCCTCCCTCCCCACTACCCAACCCGTCGAAAGGCGGGTTTTTTTACGTCCAGACTTTACATCTCTCTATGTATTATATATAAACCATACGTCGGGGGGTGCAGGCACGGCACATTTGCGCTATAAGATGTAAAGTAATGGGGATAATCTATGGACAATCTAACCCATATGGCATGTTTAGATTGTTGTAAGGTATAACTTGACACCAGTAAGTGGTTGATTTCATTGGTGTTTAGCCATCTTGTAGTAGAGTTAATCTAAATAATCTAAATAATCTAAACAATTTACCCATATACCCTTTCATCTAGGGGTCAGACTGTAAAGTTAAGGAGGCGGCGTTCGTATGTGCACATTTTTAGACCCTAACTTGACAAGATTATTTGACTTATTTAGATTATTGCCCCGTAAGTTGTTGATTCTTTTAGGTATTCCTAACAATCTAAGTTTTGTATTTGACTGGTTTCTTTGGATATGGTATTCGCGGTGATGGATTACTGGCTGACCTTGTAAAATTACTTTACTAAGCCGACCCTCCGAAGTTAGCGGTCACTCACCCGCAAAGCCTTGCCCAGCCTGTGTTTGCGTTTTTTCCCAGTTCGGGCAATCTAACCCTGACCCCAGCAACAACGCTGTGGTGTCTTAAATGTAATGTAAACAATCAACTTTAGGAGTTAGCTATGCAGACAGCAACATTGAAGAAGTCAATTAAGCCAGTAACATTCACCATCAAGGTGACTGCTAAGAAGGTCAATGAGAACGGCACGTTCTCTGCCTTTGAGATACACAGTGTCAGTGGTAGTGTAAAGAACAACACCTTCAAGGTAGTAGCCCCACCACAAGCAGGAGGTGCACTTTACATCAAGTGTGAGACATTGGAAGGTATGGAAGTATTGCAGGAAGGTACTGCAACTAGTGCAACTAAGCAGAAGTTGTTCTAAACCCACGGCAGAGGTAACCCCTCTGCCTTTTCTATCAATATGTTTATAGGAGATAACTCGATGAGAGTAGACATGACACAAACCACACGTTTTCTATCGCTTTACGATGCTGAGTTGGAGGAGGACACCTCCGATGAACCATTGCATGGTCAGTTCCTCAGTACTGAGGGCAGTATCTACTCATACACCAACTGGTTCTATGATGGTGATGAGTCAGCCTTTGGGGTAATGTGATGGAAGACTATCACTTACCCATCTGTACCAACTGCTATGCCGTAAGGGTTGAACCCCAACGCCGTAACATGACACGACCTACATGCTTACGCTGTGGGGAGATAGTAGCTAAGCAACGTAAGTTTACAGTAGCTTGCAACAACAAACAGGGGTATGAGCTTATCACTGACCCCAACCATCTCAAACAACTTAACCCAAAGAGGACAACATGAAACGATACATCTTGTGGATGCTTTACGGACTAATCATGGGTGGCTTAGCCGCCTACTTTATGTCATGAGAAAGCCGACACCAATCAAACCGATGGGCATATCAGTCAATGACTCATGGCTTAAACGAATCACTCGATGGGTGCTAACTGCCGTAGGTATGGTGCTCTTTTGTACCTTCATGGCAGTGGTACTCATCGAATGGATGGCAGGATGTGGCGAAAGCTACATTGATGCCAACGGCAGGACGCACTTAAACGAGTGTGTATTTATCAACTTCCCAAAGGAGTAAACATGAAGCGACTATTTGCAATACGTGATAGCCGTGGACAACTTGTCCGCGATGAGCAGAAGCAACCGATGTACTTTGCTGACAAGCAAGCGGCACGTAGTCATCGTAGCAACATCACCCAAAAGACTAACGAGTACTTCGTTACCTACGGCATTGACCATAAACTTTACAAAGGACAGTAACCATGCGAGCCTCACTACTCAAAGACACAATCAAGTCTACATTCCCTATTCAGCGTACGCTCTGTATCGAGGGTAGCCCCGGTGGTGGTAAGACAACCATCGTACATCAAGTTGCAGAGGAACTTGACATCCCTGTTATCGAACGACACATGCCAACCATGCTTGTCGAGGACTTCGGTATCCTATTTCCTAAAGAGGGCAACGGACTAGAGTACAAGTTGCCTGACTGGTTTCCAGTTAAGGGCAAAGCACCTGACAAGGGTATCCTGTTGTTCGATGACCGCAACCAAGCAAGCAGTGACCTACAGAAAGTACTGGCTAACATCTGTCAAGCACGTACTCTACACGGCACACCGATGCCTGATGGGTGGCAGGTAATCTCTACAGGCAATAGACAATCAGACCGAGCAGGGGCTAACCGAGTACTGTCCCATCTGCGTAATCGTGAGACTGTATTGGAACTAGAAACCCATCTCGATGACTGGACTACATGGGCACTTGACAACAACGTAAGGTCAGAGGTTGTATCCTTCATTCGCTTCCGTCCTGCATTGCTTCATGACTTCGATGCTCAGCGTGACCAAAACGCTACGCCTCGTTCATGGGTTGAGGGTGTAAGCGATGTGCTTGGTGTATGCCCTACTGATGCTGAGTTCGAGTGCTTCAAGGGTGCAGTAGGTGAAGGTGCGGCGGCTGAGTTCGTAGGTTTCCTGCGTATCTTCCGTAAGCTACCTAACCCTGATGCAGTACTGATGAACCCGACTACTGCTGATGTGCCAACTGACCCTGCTACCTTGTATGCCCTGAGTGGTGCACTGTCTGAACGTGCTACTGAAGGCAACTTCGAGAGAGTCTGTACCTATGCAGAGCGTATGCCTGCTGACTTCTCAGTGCTTACTGTGTCCTATGCCTCACGTAAGAAACCCGAACTGGCTAACACGCAAGCGTTTACCAAGTGGGCAATGAAGCACTCAGACGTATTGTTCTAACCTAACCAACAGAAGGAGTACCATTATGAATCTGAACGACAGAGCATTACTCGTACAGCTATCCGTATCCCAATGGACAGCACGTAAGTACGATAAGAAGGCAACACAAGATGTTGCCAATACCTACGGCACATCAACCCAAGCAGGCAGATACAACAAGGCATTACTGCCTGCCAATGACCTGCTTGACCATGTGCACAAAAAGACTACCCACATTCGCACCAAGTTTTATGAGAACACGTTGCCTTGGGGTATGGAGGGTACGCAGATGCTTCCCTCTGCCAACTACCTAGCCTTCATGACTGACTTCCGTAAGGAGAAGGGTGAGTGGCAGTACCTTGTCAACCAGTTCATCAGCAACTATGACCAACTGCGACTCGATGCCAAGCGGTTACTCAACGGACTGTACAACGATGCAGACTACCCCGATGAGCAGGAGATAGCACGTAAGTTCAACATTGACATGGCTATCTTCCCAGTACCATCGACCGACTTCCGAGTGAGCATTGCAAGCGATGAGTTGACACGCATCCAAGAAGATGTTGAGCGTAGGGTGACAGAGGCACAGACTGTAGCTATGAAGGAGGTATGGGATAGACTTTACGACCGAGTAAAGCACATGGCTGAGAAGTTAGCAGACCCCAAGGCTATCTTCCGTGACACCTTAGTGGATAACACCAAGGAGTTGTGTGCCCTGCTACCCCGTCTGAACTTCATGGATGACCCCAACCTTGAAGCACTACGAGCACAAGTGGAGGGTTCACTTATCAAACACCCTGAAGCACTACGTAATGACCCCGACCTACGCCGTGACACGGCAGTAGAAGCTAAGCAAATAATGGACAAGATGTCCGTATTCATGAAAGGACTTTGATATGACCTCAGTCGTACCTAACTTCGCCAACAAAGAACCGATGTCACCTGCTGACGAGAAGCGTATTGACCGCTTACTTGCCAAGGCACGTACCGCATTGGTACTTGAACACCCCTTCATTGGCAACATTGCATTGAACCTACCCTTCGTAATTGACTACACATGTAAAACTGCATGGACAAACGGCAAGCGTATAGGCTACAACCCATACTTTATGGACTCATTCGGTGATGAAGAACGCAAGTTCGTAGTAGCCCATGAGTGCCTACACCCCATGCTTGACCACAACTTCAGACGTGGTGAACGTCAAGGCAAACGATGGAACAAGGCAGGTGACTACGTTATCAACCAACTGCTGACTGACGAGAGCATTGGCAAGATGCCTACGTTTGCATTGCTTAACCCACAACTGTACCAAGCAGGTAATCAAACGACCGATGGTATCTACAACTTGTTGCCTGATGAACCCGATGAAGGTGGTGGCGGTGATGGTACTGAAGCTATGGATGACTGCCAAGATGGTGGCAATACCCCTGCTGAGAAGGCACAACAACAAGCCGAGTGGAAGGTACGTGTAGCACAAGCGGCACAAGCCGCAAAGATGATGGGCAAGATGAGTGCAGGACTAGAGCGATTGGTCAATGATGTACTTGCACCTAAGGTAGATTGGCGTGATGTCCTACGTAAGTTTGTCGAGAAGTGCCGTACTGATGAACGCTCATGGGCTAGACCTAATCGTAGGTTCTTATCACAAGGACTGTACTTGCCTAGCATTAGCGGTGAATCCCTTGGTGAGATAGCTATTGCAGTGGACTGCTCAGGTTCTATTGATGACAAGATACTGGCACAGTTTGCAGGGGAGATTAACGCTATCAAGGAAGATGGCAACCCTACCAAAATCCATGTGGTGTACTTCGATAGCGAGGTATCACACTACGAATCATATGGTAGAGATGACACCCTTGACATCAAGGCACACGGCGGTGGAGGTACTGCCTTCAGCCCTGTGTTTCAGTACTTCACAGAGCATGACATCGAACCAGTAGCCTGTGTGTTCTTGACCGACCTGTGCTGTGATGACTTCGGTGATATGCCTAGCTACCCTGTACTGTGGGTATCAACTGATGAAGGTGAAGCACCATTCGGTGAAGTAGTGGTGATGAAATGACGATTGATAGTCCGTTCTATACCCAACTTATAAAGGAGATGCGTATGCGAGTATCGCAAGAAGCGGTAGAGACAATCAACAACTTAGTGTTCATCATTGAGGAGATGTATCCCGACAATGAACAGTACCAAAAGATGTTGAACATTGATGATGTGTTAGCACAAGCCAAGCTAACAGTACAGAAACTAACCAAAGAAGGAGAGTGACATGGCAACAGTAAGATTCTCGAAAGAGTTAACAGACCAGATAGTAAAGAACGCAGAGCGTATGTTCGACAAGCAGATGGATGCGGCAAGGGGTAATGTCAACGCTACATGGGGTGACCGCATATATGAAATCATCCATCGCAAATACATACCCTCTATGAACGCATTACCTATGTGCTTTTTCTCTACTACAGAGGAGATGAAGGTATCAAAAATCAACGGCAAAGACGTTGGTGGATTAGTCTGCAAGACTACTGCCAAACGTGTTGTTCCTAATCAGCTACCGAACGATGTACCTGCCAAGGGTAAGGACTACCACGGCTACGAGTTAATCGGTAACGAGTGGGAGGATATAGCCCAAGAGATAGCTGACTATCAAGCTAACATTCTAGCAGTAGCAGACAAGAAGAAAGCCTTTGTTGCATCGGTTAAGAAAGTGATTGAAGCCCATGCGACTTTAGCCCCTGCTCTGAAGATGTGGCAACCATTGTGGGACTTGATACCTGAGGAGTACAAGGATAGACACCGCCAAGTAGTAGAGCGTGAGAAGAAGGAAGTCAAGGTAGATGTAGACCTGTCTGCTCTGACAGCGCAAGTTGTTTTCAACAAACTAACACGATAAGGGATGACTATGCGTACAGATAAAATCTCATACGGAGAAGTTGCTGAATGGTTTACACGATGCCGTAACCCTGAGAAGGGTAGACCATTGCAGTCATGGGCACGTATGTTTAAGGTAGAGGGTAACTACGAACTGCGGTTAGGTAATGCTGTGGTAGGTGTATTCTCACCTGACAATAAGTTCACGTTTAAGTTGACCTCACAAGACGCAAGACGTTGTAGTATCACCCTTAGCCAAGCACTACAACGTGCTATCCCTTTCCTATGGGTACGTAAGGCTACTGGTAGGTATGTCATCAAGCCTACACCACAGTACGAGGAGTACAAGAAGCAACACGATAACCCACACCATTGGGACTACTTCCAAAAGATAGAGGGCTATGAACTATTCGATGGCTTACAGTTTGACCTTGATACCTATGAACCTATCAATGCTAAGCCATTGCTAAAAGATACCGAGGTAGACCAAGAGAACAAGCTAACATGGCTACGACAGTTGCGTAAGTTCAAGCAAGCTATCAAGGTACGTGCTCGTATGGGTGTACTGGAATCTTTGATACAACAAGTTGATAAAGAACGTACGGGTATATCCCGACATGATTGGGACATGCCTAACTGGGAAAGTGAAGCGTGGCAAGATATGCTATACACTTCTATCAAAGATAGTGAATGTTCTACCGACCTACTAAAAGGTATCATCAAGTCAGTAAGTCGTGGCTATTATCAAACGCAAATATCTGTTAAGGAAGTAGTAGCTGAAGCAGATAGGCTATGTACTACGTACAGTCTTGACCTACGTAGAAAATTCGGTGTGTATAAAGAAATAACCTAAGGAGATGTGATGACTGATACCCTCAAACGTGATGGTGCTTACTCTCAATTCATTGGTAGCGTAGCTACTGAAGAAGATGGTGGGTGGAGTAAAGAAGTATGGGATGCTTCATGGGCAGAACAACAGAAGGACATTGACCTTTTACATGCACGGGTCAAGTTGTTGGAAGAAGAATGTGCATGGCTTAACTCCATAGGGAAAGACAAATGAAAAAATCTAAATCAATGAAGGTGGCAGAGTACTTCTTAGCAAACCCAAGTGCAGTACCTAAAGTTGTTGGTGCTAAGTTCAAGGTGGCTATGCCATCGGTGTATGCGATACGCAAGCGTGTGCTTAGTGGGTCTATGTTGGGTCGTATCAATGACCAAATCACTGATGCGGTAACGCAGAGCAAGCCATTCGTACCAAGTACCAAAGCTGATGGCTTACAGATAGGCGGTGACCACTACAAGAACATGGGTGTACAACCTTGGGTAGCTATGGAATCATGGATGACACCCGAACAGTTCGCAGGTTTCCTACGTGGTAACGCTATCAAATATCTTGCACGTTGTGATGTCAAAGGTGGGATAGACGACATCAAGAAGGCACGGCACTACATTGACAAACTTGTTGAGGTAAGGGATAACGATGATTGAAGCCATCATATTCGGCATCCAGTTCATGCTGATGGCGGTGGGTTTGTTGACTGTCTCAGTCGTAATCTTTATCCTCATACTCTTGTGTCTTGAAAGACGTTGATGCGTAAGCGTAGTAAGTACCGACCCAAGAAGGTATTGCTCAATCCAGTGGGGTATGTGCTAGAAAGCATGACCCCATTGGGTAGCCATGACGATACCCTCATCAATCTAAAGCTGAAGCACCACTATGCGATGACTGCTTTGACCCACGGGGAGGCGGTAAAGGATGACATGGACAAACTTATTGGCATGGCTAACATGACTGAAGCCTTGTTCCGCTTGGGGTTTGGTACTGAATACAAAGACATCATTGCACTAGGTAACTCTGCGTTGCTTGCGGTATCCCGTAGGGGGGCTGAGAGTAATCGGTTTATCTTGAAGGCAGATGAGATGAGTGCACTCAATGAATTGGTTGAGTTGCACGACGCACAGCTAGAGGTTATCAATGTCAAAGATGTTGAGAGAGCAATTGCCCTAGTCGAGAATGAGCGTAAACAAAAACGCATGACGAGTATTATTGAAAGGACATGATATGGACATCGTAACCATAGACTTTGAAACGTACTACGACAAAGACTTTAGCCTGTCGAAGATGACCACCGAGAGTTACATCCGTGACCCAAGGTTTGAAGTCATCGGGGTAGGCATCAAGGTCAACAACTACCCCACCGACTGGTATACAGGCAGTGACCCTGCCAAGTTCTTGAACTCACTGGACTACAAGGACAAGGCAATCCTCTGCCACCACACTGCGTTCGATGGGGCTATCTTGTCATGGCACTTTGGCATCAAGCCTAAGCTATGGCTCGACACTTTATCTATGGCAAGACCACTCCATCAGATGACTGTGGGGGGTTCACTCAGGGCACTCGCTACTTACTATCAGTTGGGTGCTAAGGGTGAGGAAGTTATCCAAGCATTGGGCAAACGTAAAGTAGACTTCACACCTGACGAGATGGCTAGGTATGGTGAGTACTGCAAGAACGATGTGGAATTAACCTACAACTTGTTCAAGAAACTGAGCAAGGGGTTTCCCACCAGTGAGTTGATGGTCATTGACCAAACATTACGTATGTACACCGAGCCTGTGATTGAACTTGACAGGGAACTCTTACAGAAACATCTTGAGGAAGTCATCGAACGCAAGCAGTCTTTGATTGATGACCTTGGCTTGACTGGTATTAGTAAGGACACAGTTACCAAGACTTTGATGAGCAACCAAATCTTTGCGAAGTATCTTGAGAACTTGGGTGTTGACCCACCTACAAAGATAAGTGCAAAGACAGGCAAGGAAGCCTACGCTTTTTCAAAGGCAGACAAGGGATTCACAGACTTGTTGGAACATCCTGACCTGCGAGTACAGAACGCGGTCTCGGCTCGGCTCGGAGTGAAGTCCACACTAGAAGAAACTCGCACCCTCAATTTGATTGGTGTGTCCGAGCGAGGTCGCCTGCCAATCATGCTCAACTATTATGGTGCGCACACAGGCAGGTTTTCGGGGGGTGACAAGCTGAACTTGCAGAACTTACCTGCCCGTGGTAACAACACGATACGGCGGGCACTGAGAGCACCCACAGGACAAGTTCTTGTGGCATGTGATTCATCACAGATAGAAGCTCGGATGATTGCGTGGGTCGCAGAACAACACGACTTACTAAGTGCGTTCGCAGAGAACCGAGATGTGTACTCTGAGTTTGCATCCGAAGTGTATGGTCGAACCATCACCAAGAAAGATAAGGTAGAGCGATTCGTTGGCAAGACTTGTATCTTGGGGCTAGGCTATGGTATGGGTGCTGAGAAGTTCAGACGTACCCTAGAGATAGGGCAAGGTGGCATCAGTGTAAAGATTGAACTGTCCGAGGCAGAGCGTATCGTTCGCCTGTACCGACAGAAGAACCACAGGATTGTTGCCCTATGGCAGAAGTGTGGTCACGCACTGGGCGGTATCTTGGCAAGACAGACAGGAACAATCTCAAAGATGTTGCAGTATGACGAGCAAGGGATACGGCTGCCGAACGGTTTGTATATCCGTTACCCTGCGCTGCGAGCGAATGGAAGCAACTACGAATACATCGGTGATGCACGTACCTACCGCAAGGCAGTGACAGACCGAGTGCTTGTGGGTCAGGCTGATGACCTATCGTGGACAAAAATCTACGGGGGTAAGGCGACAGAGAACATCATCCAAGCGATGGCACGCATTGTTATATCCGAGCAGATGGCAACCATTGGGCAACACTATCACGTTGCCTTTCAAGTTCACGATGAGATTATCATCACGGCCCCGGTAGCCCATGCAACTGACGCACAGAAACATCTTGTGGATGTAATGTCCACTGCGCCTAGCTGGTGTGCCGACTTACCAGTAGCTTGTGAATCAGGCTACGCAGAAAACTATGGAGATACGTAATGAACATAACAAACTTGACTGATGTAGTAGGGAATAGACGCAAAGAGGAAGTTGTTGCCATGTTGCAATCAGCACTGGCACGGGTCGAGGAGGGGGGTGCAAGCGATGTGCTTATCTTACTCAAGGCTGACGACAGATACCTGCGCTACTCCACTAAGCTAGAGACTGTGACCGAAGTGATTGCCCAGTTGGAAATATTAAAGTACGACATCTTGCGCCGTATGCACGAGTGATGTACACTGGACTTTCAATTTAACAGAGAACCCCAAGGACACCCCGAGGGGCTACAAACTATGCGCCTTAGCCACTCCTACTCATCCATTAAGTTGTATGAGAACTGCCCTTACCGCTACTTCCGTCAGCGTGTTGTCAAAGACATTGTTGATGCAGGTGGTGAGGCTAGTAAGTACGGCGAACGAATCCATGAGTACCTTGAACATCGGCTCAAGGCGAATAGCCTATTGCCCCAAGAGATAGCACACTATGAACCACTGTGTTCGTCAGTCGAGCGCATCTCCAAAGGTGGTGAACTGCACATCGAGAAGGAACTTGTGCTGAATGAGAACCTTACACCAACAGGTTGGTGGGATGCTGACGCATGGCTACGTTCTAAACTTGACATCCTTGTAATCAATGGCAACATGGCTAACGTCATGGATTGGAAAACAGGTAAGCGTAAGACCGACCAGTTTCAGATGGAACTGTTCGCCGCCCAAGTGTTCAAGCACTACCCCGAAGTGACGATGGTAAAGACTTCACTGGTGTGGCTCAAGACGTTTGAGATTGACACCGAGACGTACCTACGGGGGGATGTCAATGCTATATGGGCTGAGGTGATGAAGCGTATACAACGTATTCACACAAGCCTTGAGCATGACAACTGGCCTACCAAGCCATCGGGTTTATGTAGATTCTGCCCCGCTCGACACGACTGTGATTCGGCTAGGGTTTAACCTAATAAAATAAAACTTGACAGAGACGTAAAGAGGAATACAATGAGTGCTATGACACCCGAAGGCAAGGTAAAACGTAAGGTTGTTGAGGTCTTGAAGAAGCATGATGTGTGGTACTTCTTCCCTGCTAACAATGGGTTTGGGAAGTCAGGCATACCCGACATCATTGCGATTGCGCAAGGCAAGTTCATTGGTATTGAGGTCAAGGCTGACAAGACCAAGAAGCCAACGGTATTGCAGGGCAAGTGTGGTGAAGAAATACAACAAGCAGGTGGATGGTGGTTCTTAGTGTATGACGCTGACTCCCTCCGTTCACTTGAGCAAGCAATAGAAGACATTGAACTTTAAAACTATAAAGGTGGTGACATGGTAGTAGTGGAACAGTCAAGAACACTTGCACTGAAATTGAATAACCCCAATCGGGTGCTTGATAGCATACCGAGTGCTAAGCACGTAGAGTTACGTGGCGTACCGCTTGTGCTCACACCACACAAGTTGGATGAGGTTAAAGTTCTGCGCAATCTCGGCATCAATGCACCATCTCCTATCCTGCATTACTACGACTGGCCCGGACAGTACACGCCGTATGACCATCAGAAAGATACTGCTGCGTTCTTGACGCTCAACCAACGGGGGTTAGTGCTAAATGAAATCGGCACTGGTAAAACTCAATCTGCTTTATGGGCGGCTGACTATCTCATCAAGACTAAGCATGTAAAGAAGATACTGATTCTGTCTCCACTGTCCACACTGGAACGTGTATGGGGTGACGCACTCTTTACTGGTTTCCCTCACCGTAAGTTCGTGGTGCTACATGGTACTGCTGAGAAGCGCATGAAGTTGTTATCAAAAGATGTGCACTTCTATGTAATCAACCATGATGGGTTCAACATCATTGCTGAAGAAGCCAAGGGTATGTTTGACTTAGTGATTGTCGATGAAGCGGCAGTGCTACGTAACCCATCGACACAACGATTCAAAATATTCCGTAGATGGATTGATGCAAACCCATCAACACGTTTGTGGTTGATGACTGGCACACCCACACCTAACGACCCGACAGATGCGTGGGCATTGGCTAAGTTGGTAAGCAGTCCTCATTGCACCAAAACCTTTACGGCTTTCCGAGAACAAGTGATGATGAAGATTGGTCAGTGGAAGTTTGTACCACGACCTGAAAGCGTTGATATTGTGAAGCACATACTGCAACCTGCGGTACGTTATACAAGAGATGAGTGTTTCGATTTACCTGACACCGTGATACAGACACGGCAGGTAGAGTTAACTGCGGAACAGAAGAAGCATTACTCACAGATGCTCAAGCATTTTGTGACAGAGATGACTGCCGATGGAACTATCACGGCAGTGAACGAAGCAGTCAAGATTCAGAAGTTAGTTCAGATAGCCTGTGGCGTAGCCTATGGTGATGATGGACAGAACATTGAACTGGATTGCGCTCCCCGTGTGAACTTAGTAAAGGAGGTCATTGAGGAAGCAGGGGAGAAGGTGATTGTGTTTGTACCGTTGACGGGTACTCTACATATGTTGGAGAAAGAACTGTCGAAACATTGGTCGGTTGGTGTTGTGAATGGTGCGGTATCCGCATCGAAGCGTAACCAAATCTTCCATGACTTTCAACATGCTAAACATCCACATGTGTTGGTTGCTCATCCTGCGACGATGGCACACGGCTTAACGCTCACGAGTGCGTCAACAATCATCTGGTATGGCCCGATAACTAGCAACGAACAATATGTTCAGGCAAACGGGCGCATTGAGCGTATCGGCAAGAAGCATGTATCGAACGTCATCCACATCGAGGCGACAGACCTTGAGTACAGGATGTATGAACGACTAAAGAATAAGCAGAAACTGCAAGGCTTGCTTCTTGATTTAATTCAACAACAGACTATTAGGTGACACTATGACTGTACAAGTAGATGATGTAGTAGCGACCTACATGAAGCTGAGGTCGCAGAAGGAATCTATGGAGGCTGAGGTAAAGGACAGAGTGTCCACTATCAAAGCCAAGATGGAGAAGTTAGAAGCATGGATTAAAGAACAAGCTGACGTGCAAGGTGTGACATCGTTCAAGACCAAGCATGGCACTGCGTTCCTTACTACCACTGACTATGCAAACGTAGCTGATTGGGATGCCGTATTAGATTTCATACGGACACAAGAAGCATTTGACATGTTAGAAAAACGCATCAGTAAGATTGCCGTCCGTGGATATATTGAGGCAAACAAAGCCGTACCCCCCGGAGTTAACTATGGTACGAAACTAGAAATCAATATCCGCAAACCTGCCACTCGTGTAGAAACTTAACCCGCTCACTAAAGGAGAATATCTATGAGCAACACCCTTACTCTTGCCAACGTGCAAGTCCCCGCCCACCTCGCACAACGTGTTGGTGTTCCATCTATCCTAGCCCAGTCATTGGCAGGTGGTATCGGTAGTGGTGAAACCACTGCACGTATCTCTATCAAAGGCTCTCGCTTCCGTATTGCCGAAGGTGGTACTGAGACTGTGCTTGATACAACAAACCTTGATGTGGTTGTTGTAGGTGCTAACCCTCGCTTGTCTAAAACTTGGTACGCCAAGGCATGGACTCCTGAGAGCGAACCATCTAGCCCTGACTGTTTCTCTTTGGATGGTGTCGGCCCTGATGTGCAAGCCACTGAACCACAGAATGACCTGTGTGCATCCTGCCCACAGAACGCATGGGGTAGCAAAGTAACTCCACAAGGCAAACAAATCAAAGCCTGTTCTGACCAAAAGCGTTTAGCAGTTGTGTCTGCGGATGACCCAACAGGCCCAATCTACCTGTTGCAAGTTACCCCTGCCGCATTGCAAGGCTTAGGTAAGTATCAGAAAGAGTTGTCTCTGCGTGGTATCCCTGCTGAGATTGTCCGTACTCGTGTGTCGTTTGACACCGATGCCTCGTTCCCCAAATTGAAGTTTGACTTTGGTGGTTTCTTAGATGCCGACACACAACAAGAAGTTGACAAGTTGTTTGGCACTGAGGAAGTACGTCAGATTACTGGTGAGTTGCGTACCGCCGCTGCCCCGGCAGTGCCTAAGATTGCCTCACCACAACAAGTTGCACCGAAGCCCGCACCCGTAGCGGCTCAACCTGAACCTGCTCCTACCCCCGTGGCAGAAGAACCTGCCGCTCCGAAGCGTGGTTTTGGTGCATCTAAAAAGGTAGCCACCCCTGCACCTGCACCGCAGGCTAAGGCTACTGCGTCTGCCCCATCTGCCGCATCATTGGCTGATGAGATTGCCGCCCTTGTTGGTGAGGTGAACGCAGATGACGCCTAATCCGCTCGACTTTGTAAAGGTCGAAGCGTTACGGAAGCACATGATGTTGACTAACAATGACATGGCTTCCTTGTTTGGTGTCAGTCGTATGACGTATTATGGTTGGGTGCGTGGGAAGATTATCCGCAAAGCCAACGATGGCACAGTCAGGACGGTACTCAAACAGTTGCTCTCCATCATGGTGGATGACAAATGGCCTACGCCTGATGTCATTGCTATGGAACAGAAGCAACGAAAAGAACGCCTAGACGAATTGATGAAGCGTTTTAATTGAGGTAAGGGGGGCTAACCACCCCCCCATTAACGGGGAAACAAATGGACACGCTGAGATTCTTTCAGCGAGTACTACCAAGTGAAGGCTTATATTGCATAGCTAGTTTTGAGGGTGACAATCCTGCACCAAGACATGGCTACTTTGATTCGGTAGAAAAACTCGCACAAGTTGCACTCGCCCTGAACAGCAGAGGGCAAAACACGTACTACGGCATCTCCACCTTCACGGAGAAACGTAGGAAGCAGGAGTTCGTTGAGCGCACGAAGGTGCTTGCTATAGACGTTGACTGCGGTATCGGTAAGAACGGAAAGCCAAAGCCGTTCATTGATGCAAGCGAAGGGGCCAAGGCTCTGATTGCTTTCGTCAAAGATGTTGGGCTACCCATGCCGATGATTGTTTCGTCGGGTAATGGGCTACATGTTTACTGGATTCTTGATACGGCGGTTGCGCCTGCGCAGTGGAAGCCATTGGCAAATGCGTTGAAGGCGGCTTGTTTAGAGAAAGGGTTCACTCCTGACATTGGTGTGACTGGAGATAGCGCACGTATTCTTAGACCGATTGGGTGTGTGAACCCCAAGGGCGGCAAGACTGCGGTGTTGTTGCGTGATGCAGAGGATGTAACCTACAACCAGTTGTGGTCAGTACTTGAACCGTTTACTCATGGCTCATCCTATGAGCTACCCGCACAACCAACACGTAACAGTACGTTGTTGGATAACCTAGCAGTCAAGCATGAGTATCAGCCTGCGAACGCAGAGCGAGTAATCGCAGGATGCCAACAGATTAAATGGGCGGTTGAGAATCAGAACGATGCACTAGAACCCATGTGGTGGAAAGTCATGGGGGTTGCCGCCTACTGTCAAGACCCAATAGCTACTGCGATTTCATGGAGTAAAGACTACGTACACTTTAATGAGAGTGAAGTAATCGCCAAGATTGAGAACTGGAAGAACGGCGCAACAGGCCCAACACTGTGCGAGAAGTTTATGCTTGAACGACCTGACGGTTGTAAGGGTTGTAAGTTTAAGGACAAGATTGGTAGCCCTGCAAGACTGGGTACACAACTAGCTGAAGTCAAATCAATGGCGGCTTTAGTTGACCCACTTGCCGCAGTTGTACCAGTACCGAAACCATTTAAGCGTACCACTGATGGTATGAAGATGGTGATTGATGAGACAGACATTGACATATGCAAGTTCGACCTGTATCCAGTTGGCTACGGCAAGGATGAAGGACTTGGCTATGAGGTTGTTCGTTTCATGTGGAATCGTCCACACGTTGGATGGACTGAGTTGGTAATGCGCCAAGCTAATTTGGCACAGGGTAGCCGTGACTTCTCTACCACTATCGCAGACCAAGGCATCCTTCTTTTTAACAAGTCACAAACGGAAAACTTCCAAATGCTTCTACGTTCATATATGGAGGAGTTAAAGCAACGGCGAGGACTGACAAACTTGTATGCGTCAATGGGTTGGAAATCAAACTACAACGAGTTTGTCATTGGCAGTTCGCTTATCCGCCGGGACTCCAACGGCACAATCATTACCGAGCAAGTCAACCTCGCCCAAGGTGTAGGCAAAATCTCTGAGGACATGTATGGGATTAAAGGAGAACTCCAAGAGTGGGTTAACTTCACCCGCATCCTTGACTCTGCTGATTTAAAACTACACAAGTTTTTGATTGGTTTTTCGTTTGCAACACCACTGCTCAAGGTCAGTGGCTTGAAGGGTTTAATTCTTTCCCTGTATGGCAAGACTGGTGGGGGTAAGACACTGGGTCAGTACATGATGCAGTCTATATGGGGCAACCCTGACCAACTCCACTTCGGCGGTAAGTTCACACAGAACAGTTTGTTCTCACGTCTTTCACTACACGGCAATCTACCCATGACAGTAGACGAACTGACAATGCTTGACCGTGAAGAAGCAGGCGACCTTATCTACTGGACATCACAAGGTAGGGACAAGGCACGACTGAACCGCAGTGCAGAGGAACGAGCAACCAAAGAGTGGGCAACCACCATGACTGTATCGACCAACGAATCACTACACAGTATGTTGTACGCAGGTGGTCATGCTACGGACGCCAAGCTCGCTCGACTGCTTGAGTTCAATGTTGCACCGCACCCTTTGTTTACCAAGGGTAGCCAAGTGGGTCGGCAGATACATGCCTTCCTGATGAACAACTATGGTACGGCAGGGCAAGAGTTTGTCAAACACCTAATGCCATTGGGTGTAGATGGTTTGAAGGCAATGCTCGACCATGCTATCAATGAGTTCCCCAAGAAGTATGGCGTTAGCTTTAGTGGTGACGAACGCTTTTGGGAGATAGGTGTTGTGCTTGCAGACTTGGGTAACCAGTTGGCTAAAGAGTACGGGCTTATCCAGTACGACTACGAGGACGCAACTCAATGGGCACTGGGTGAACTGAAGTCCATGAAAGTATCTGCGGCAACCAATCGTATGGATGCCTTCGATGCGCTGGGCGAGTTCATCAACGAGAACATGGATGCAACTTTGACTGTGATGCACACCCCCGGACAGAAGCCAATGCGGGACAACAACCGTCCGTATATTGCAGACATCCTTGTACGCTATGACTTGTTCCGTAAAACCTACGATGGCAAGTTTGAGAGTGGCACAGTGCTTGTTGAGAGAACCAAGTTACGCAAGTGGCTTAGCACCCGTGGCTATGACTACAAAGCGTTTGTCCAAGAGTTTGAATTGGAAGGCATCATCGCCACACCAAAATCACAGAAGGCGTACTTCGGTAAAGATGTTGGTATTAAGATTCCGCAGTGCTACGTCGTCGGCATCAACCTCAATCACCCACGTTTGTTGGGAATCTTGGATGATGCTGAGCAAGCAGTAACAGACCTAACCTACGGACAACTCAAAGCGGTTTAGTCAGGGATTCCCGAAAGGGTTTCCTCGTCTACGCCGTAGATGCGTAGCAGTTCTTTAGCTTCTGCCCTACCACCTTTCGCTGATGACTTGAGGCTACGCAATGCGAGTGGCTTCTTGGCTTCACGGAAGGCTTGGTTCAAACCCTTTTCAAAGTTGCGAATCTCCAAGCGTGTACCTTGAGTGGATTCATTCCACGACTTGATGTATTCCTTCACATCTTTCTCAGCATCAGCATCGCCTGACAACCTAGCGGCAACTGCCTGACGGGTAGCTTCAGTCTTAATCATGGACATGTAGGCTTGCTCTTGTGAATCAGCCATGAGCCAATCCATCTGAGCCTGAGCACGGGCAGGATACCAACCAAGTGCCTTACCAAGTATCTCCCAAGTAGTTGCGTTCTGCGCTACAACATATCCCTTGGTGTCAAGAATCGCACCAGTGTCGTAGAACTTAAACGCAGTACCTAAGTTCTTGATGGCAGTCGCAGGACTGTCGGTCAACAAAGCACCGAAACCCTTACGACCAGCCGCTACCGCAGGCAGTGTGTTGAACGTGTATTCAAATGCACCCGCCAAGAAAGATGTTGGTGCACCCGCAATGTTTACTATCTCACGGATAATTTCTTGCTTTGTAGCCGATGGTTTAAGCAGACCAGTTCCGGGGATTATGTCGCCAAGACCTAAGCGGTTAGAGAACGACAGACCAGTGAAGTGGTCAAGCAAACCACGCATTACGATAGGGTTAATCTCAGCCGCCAACTCATCACCGAATACGTTGCGGGTCAGACGAGCAAACTCTTTTTCTACTGAGCCAACCTTCAAGCCAAGGCGCTGTGCAATACCATCAACAATGTCCAAGATGTCGTCAGAACCCGGTATGCCACGCACACCGGACAGGAGTAGCAACGAACCTAGCATGATGATGCGACCTTCATAGTTCATGTTTTTCAACAACTGAACCATCATGATTGGGTACTGCTTGTACATATAGATGAACGACTGCAAACCACCACGGAAAAAAGCAGGGCGGTTGTACTGAGCGTAGTCACCTTGGGTTGCATCAACGGCACGAGATGCTACTGTACGAGCGGCAATGTCAGCTTGGTTGTGGTCAAACCCAGAAGCGCGTTGTCGGTCATACTCACCACGATATGCTGCTAGGAGAGTGACACGGCGGTTGAACTGCTCGGAGTAGCTGAACGGGAACATCCACACCTGAATAAATTTCTGTGCGGTTGGGTTACCAGTAATCTTACGACCACGGCTAGTACCAGTTAGGGCGTTGAACTGTGCCGCATCGAGGCGTTGTTCCTCAGTCATGGTGTAGAGGAAGTTAAGTTCAGCAAACGTCAAGCCGTCTTTGTTACGCTCAGCACCACTCTCTTGAAGTTCTTTAATCTGTTTGTCGATGTACTCTAGCTTGGCGTAGCGGAAGCTACCTGCCTTGCGACCATAGTCCAACAACAGGGTAGCCGCACGAGCCGCACCTAGACCAACACCGAAACCATTCTTTGGATTGAACGAAGCAAGGTAAGCCCACGAGTTGGTCGGCAATGAAATCATCTGCGTCACACCAGTAGCAATCGAGCCACCTAGTTGAGCAAGTGCCGCCCATGTACGAGCACCAACAGACCACTCATTGTTTGTCCAAATGTCATCAGCATGAACGATGTCTCCTGTGGATTCTTTCCAGTCGAGCAATGACTTGGCACGTTCTTTGTACCAGTTGCCCCGCTCTACACGCTTACCATCAATAACTTCAACGGCGTTGTCGTAGTAGAACTTTTCTTGAAAATACTCACGGGCTGCAATCTCTTTGGCCTGACCAGTTGCGCCATCCCACGTAACCCGCAGTTCTTCTAAGCGGGTAGGGTCGCCTTGCCAGTTGTATGGATTCTCTAGGACTTCATCGTACTGGTGACGGAACTCTTTGTTGGCTGCAACGTAGGCCTGCTGCTCCAGATAGGCAGACGCACTTTTGACAACATCTTTGTCCCAGCCCGGTACACCCGAACGCTTGAGGTTTGAACGGGCACGAGTGTTCTGTGCCTGTGTTTTCTTAACGAGAATCTCACGAGTCTCAGGCGTTAACTGGATACCAAGGCGAGACAAGGAGTAGATAACTTCATCGTAGTGCAAGATGTCTACAAGGGCAGGGGTCTGCTCTGCCACAGACACAATCGCACGTAGCTTGACACTCTGAACATTGTTATCAGCGTCACGCATGTCGTGGTCGCCAGTAAAGATGGTGTCGAGTTCTGCTTGCAAATCCATTGCATCAGATTGCGATGAGGCTTTGCCGTAGAACAATGAGTCTTGCTGACCTGCTCGTAACTTAATAGGAACATCTTGTCCGTTGACTTGCTTGTACGCTTGCAAACGAATCTGCCAGTCACCCTCACGGATGAGGGGAACATACGAGCCAGCGATGGTTCGCTTAGCGTAGAACTGGTCATCGTTAATGGTTGCAGTAAACATCGCACGTTCTTCAATGCGGCGAATCAAAGACCAAATGGAACTGTCGTTCACGTTGTCAATGTCAGGGTCAACCTTGTTACGCAACTTCTTACGCATACCAAGCACAAGCGTTTCAACTTCTTCTTTGGTGTAGCCCTTAATCATCGGGGCTAAATCTTTAAGTGCCAAGTCAGTGTAGAACGAACGACCAAACTTGCGGTTCAACCACTCGTCAGCATCCTCTTGACTAGCTTCGCTTGTAACAAAACGGTTGTCCTTGTAGCCGGAATCTTTGAGGCGCATCAAGTCGTACTGTTCAGTCACTGCTTCGATGAACTTAGTTTCTTGTGCAGTCAACGACTGGTTAAAGGCAGAGCCAACACCACTACTGATTGCGCTTTGTTGCTCATGGATTGCACCAAGATACTTACCGACTAACACATCGGTAGCAGATTTGGAGATGGCATCATGGAACTGTAAATACACTTGGTACTCAATGCTCTTACCTGTATAGCTAACTGTGCCGTCATCATTTTCAATCAAGTCACCATCAACATCTTTGAACCACTCAGGCGTGTCGTTCATACGAGCAGCTTCGTATGTTTTCTCAGCCATCCGCTTGGTGTATGCCCGCTTAGTAGTTTCAAGGTTGCGGTCGTACTTGCCTGTGACCTTGGCGATACGTAGCTGGAACTCTAGCTTGGCTTCTTCGTTAGTTGCTTCAGCCAGCTTTTTGTTCAAGCGTTTGAGTTCCCGTTCTTTGCCAGCTTCCATCATGGCAATGTCTTTGTCACGCTCTGCCTCTAATTGAGCTAAGTACTCAGGAGTCATTGGGCGTTCTTCAGTACCTTGTCCTACTTTAAAACGGCTACGGAACTCAGCGGGAGTTACACGGCCTAGTTCTTTAAGGGCTTCAAATGCCTCAGGGTTTAGCTTAGGGATTGGCTCAAGGTTCTTCGGGTCATAGAACACAACATTGTCCATACCCGCAAGGCGAGTATCTGACACTTGGTTCATCTTTAACAGCGTAGCGTATGCCATCAGTTCACCAGCACGAACGCTTTGTTCAGGAGTCAAACCCTCACCGAAGCCAAGGAACTTAGCCTCGTGCGCAATTTTAGTCATCTCAGCGTACTGAGTTTTAAATTCAGTCTGACGGGCAGCTTGGTTTTGCAAGCGTGTAAAAATCTTGTAGTAGCCCTTGCTCTTACGAGCCATGTTGTCCTGTGTTTGGATACCATCAAGAATTTTTTGCGAGACGTTTAAGACGTTCCGCAACACACCTTTACCCTGCTTGCGCATCTCAGCAGCCTTCTGTGAAGCACCAACAATGTCTTGGATGCTGCGAGAGATACCACCATAGATGGCAAAGTTGCGGTTGGTAAAGTTCTGTGCAAAGTAAGCAGAGCCTTGAGCGGCGGTCTGTGCAAAACGCAAGACTTCCATATCAGACTGCTCAGTAGCCAGTGCCTCAGTAATTTCTTTAAAGAGACCAGAGGTGTTTACTTCACTACGACCAACACCCTGACGGATGTACTTGCGTGATAGGCTAATCAGATAGCGTGCTGCGTCATCATTGAACGACAAGCCAATCTTGTTCAGTTGGTCTTTTAACCAGTTCCAAAAGCGAAGGACTGTGTTATTGTCAATAGCAGCAGCACGGTCTGCCAACACCTCCTCGACTGCTTCGAGGAATGGGATACCTTTGCCGTTCGCATATACGATTGCCTCTTGCGTGAGGTGCGGGTCAGCATCAGCAACGAACTGAAGAATCTTGTTAAGTGCTTGATTGCTAAACAAACCACGGAAGCCAACGTGACCAAGAGTCTCGTGAGCAATGATGAATCGGGCATGTTCCTCAGAGTGGATGAGGTCAGCAAACAAGACTACGTTATCACCCCAAGCCATACCTGCGGCGTTGACTGCTTCGATGTCGCCATCTCTACGAGCCTTTGCTGCCGCTTCAAACAAGGCAGGGTTGCTACGCTTCATGTCTTGGATGTTGGCGAACACAGCCACTCGGGGTTTACGAGCGTACTGGGAAATCACACGGGCTACGAACAAGCGTAGTGGGCCAGCCTTCATAGGATTCAAAGGCTTACCATCCGAACGGAAGGCACGCCAGTCATCATCACTGTTAGGCTTGCGGTCATAGAGCGGGTCAAACTGGAGGTCATCCAGTGTGGTTTGATTCTCGGTATCTTCTAGGTCACGCATTTCTTTACGTGCTGCTTCGTGCTTTGCAACGAAGTCAGTGGTTGTTGTGGCTTCTTCAGCCACTGTGTTAGGGATAAAGTAAGAAGTGCCAGCAGGTTGAGTCACCAGTGGGTTGCCCTCAGCATCAAAGAAGTCTTTGATTTGTCCACGCTTACCGACTGCAAAGGTGTCATCGTCAATCTTGGCGTAGTACCCCTTCAACTTGTTAATAAGTTTCTGTTTATCGTAGTACTGTGTATTGTTGTCAATGAAGTTGGCAAGGCGTTCTTCAGGAGTAACCTCAGCGTTAGCCCCAACTTCTTCTCCGACCACCGCTTCTTGCGCTACCTTACCACCGGGCACACGCACCTTAGCTACTACGTTGACATCATTCAATAAGCCAGCATCAGCAAGCAGACCATACAGGCGTGACTTTGGAGAGATGGATTCAGTATCTAGTGCAACTTCTCGCAATGCACCAACGTAATCACCCTTGGATACACCGCCGTCTTCGTCAGACAAGAAGTTGGTAGATGTCTTACGTAGATACGTGCGGTCGGCAGAGGTGACATACGCAGACACAATATCAAACAAAGCCTCAGCATATGCCGCAGCGTTCTTAGTTGTTTCAGCCGTCTCAATAGCTGTATCGAGTTCTTCATTAGACGCAACTGTTTCCGCACTGGCTTCTTGTGCACCACGTTTAGGCTGGCTTTCAACCACTGCGGGTTGTGTAGCTGTACCAAGAAGTTGTCCAACCATTGCTGCCAGACCGCTTGGGCCTTTCTGTAACTGGGCTGCTTTGGGTGCAGGCTGAGCCTTAGCCTCAGTCTTTTTTGCTGGGGCTTTCTTTAGTGACTTACCCCCCTTAGGCGGTGAAGGTGGAGGCGTTTCCTCAGGAGTTACTTTTTCTTTGACTTTGAGAGCTTGACCTTTTGTGGGAGCTTTGCCCCCTTCGGTGTCTCCTTTGCGAACTTTGCTGCCACCTTTGGTTCGTTGGCGTACAGGTACTTGCGCTGGGCTTGACTCTTGAACGGCATCTTCTGCTACCTCCGGCTGTATAAAATCACCATCATCAAATTGACCATCGAACACAGTGCCGTCTGCATCTTCAAAGCGACCTGCACCCTGTGGCTTACCATTCTTGAACTCACCTGTGTAGGTGGATGTGTCAGCGTAAATCAAAGTACCCTGACCACTAGGCTCACCCTTCTTCAACTGGCCTGTGTACATCGAGCCATCTTCAAAGGTAAGTGTGCCTACCTTTTGTTTCTTGAGGGCTTCGCCTCGTGCAGCCTGTGAGGTAACGGCAGTAGTAGCCGCACCTGTCGGAGCAATCTGGGTAGCGCCTTGCTGCGCTGTCGGTACAACTTGTTGCTGTGTGCCTGCACCCCGAAGCGCTGCCACAGACGGAGCACCCTGTTGGGTGAACATCGGTACTTGTGCACTGCGGCGCAAGTCTTGTTGCCCCATTGGAGTAGGAGTCGGTTCAGGCAACTGCGTACTTACACCACGGCGTAGACCTTCGGCACGAGATGGACGTGGAGCTTCTTTACGGCTGAACAAATCTAATTGTTGCGGTGCACGTATGGGCAGTGGTTTTGTGGGAAGTTGTTGCTGTGTCTGTTGCGTCCGTTGTTGTTCAGCAAAGTATTGCTCTGCCTGTGCCAAAATTTGGCGTTCTTTAGCAGTCAGTGATGCAATACCTTGTACCCTAAGTTTTTCAGACACTTCTGCTACTTGTTGAAAAAACTCTGCATCTGGTTGTTGTAGTTGCGCTTGTGCAAAATTAAATTGGCGTTGAGCTTCTGCCTGTGCTTGTAATTTATTGAGTTCAGCCTCACGCTGTGCGTTGGCTGCGGACTGTGCCTGTACCTGAGCTTGACGGCTTTGTGCCAAGTTCATTGCCTGCTGCATAGCAGGATTGGCGATAGGTGCAGCTTGGTCTGTAAAACCTACACCACTTGGGGCAGGTGGAGCAAACTGCAAAGCTAACTGATTAGGGTCACTGTATGGCTGTTGTGGGCCAACTTGTGCTGCTTGTTCTTGTGGGTTGACATCACGGAAGGATTGAGTAGTTACATCCCATACCTGTTGTGGACGTACATTACCCTGCATACTGCGAGCCTTAGCTTCAGCAACAGGGATACCACCGAGGTCAATTACACCTTGTGCACCACCAAATTGGTTAGGCTGAACTTCACCTGTATAGATGCGGTCACCCGGAGTAGATGCACGGACACCCTCAGCACCCGCTACAAAGTCAGGGCGTGCACCCATACCACCGGAAGGGGTAGGACTACCAACGGGGGTTGCCTCTCTTGAGTTACTTGTGGGCGGCTCAGTCGTCTGACCTGCGTTCAACAAGTTTGTAGGTTGTTTGTTGATAGGGCCGCGTCGTAGGTTAGCACCACCACCAATTACACCGCCAACACCAAAGCCAGCGGCAAAAGATTCTTTAAGTCGCTTCTGTATATCAGCGTCACCGAAGTCCTGCCCTGTTACACCAATCAACAAGCTCTCCTGACCTAGTTCAGTTGCACCTTCGGCTGTACCGCCAACGATTGCGCCTTTACCTGCTCGCTTGAGTAGTTCCCCACCACGGAGAGTCTGAGTACCTAGGAATGTCTTACCTTGAATATCTTGTAGGTTCTTTGCCCCACCTCGTGCGGACAAACCGCCAGTACCAAACAAGCGGGAAGCAAGGAAGAACTCAGGTAAAGATTCTAGGAGGGCGTAAGGGACTGCGTATTGCAGAGCGGCAAGACGAGCATTGGTATCATCAGCACCCGACCCTTGTTCACGGAACTCACCATAAATATCGGCAGCACCAGTGGCATAGTTCTGACCAACACTGGCAATAGTTGCCCCTGCAATACCAGCCGCTTCTTTTAGCAGCTTAGTCTCAACATCATCAAGGGCTTCACCTGCTGCACGTTTCTTTAACGCTGCAATTACAGATTGTTTAAAGGCAGTTTTTTGTGCCAAGCCAGCTAGTGCACCACCCGCACCAGCCAAAGGGCCACCTGCTGCACCACCAGCAAAGAAGCCTGCGGCTGCGACACCAATAGACTCAAGAATATTCGGGCCTTGCTGTGCAACAGTTGCAGCTAACCAGTCGATTGCACCCTTGGTAGAGTCAATCTCAGAATACTCACGCCGGAACGGAAGGTTCTTACGTAAGTCTTCCATCTGCGTATCGACAATGCCTTGACCTGTTTCTTCAGCACCAGCCAGTTGCAAACCACGACCAGCAAGTAATTGCAGTTGGTCAACACCAATGCCAAAGTTTTTGGACATAAGGCGACCAAGGCCGGGATTGCGGATACCGCCAGCAATTTGTCCGTAAGCCTGAGGAGTAAGCGTTACCCAGTCACCACCCGTAGGCATACCCACTGATGGTTGGTCAAGCAACTGCTCCGCACGCAGAGTCATGTCGGAGTCATCCTCATCAAAGGTGACACCTTGTACAAACAACTTCTTCTGTGATGGGCTATAGGCAATAGCAGGTGGGCGTTTAATCTGAGGCAACTCAAACTGTGTTAGTTTTTGCCCTACCGCACCCATCGCAGCTATATCTGCCAAACCACTTTGCAGCGCATCCACCCCCGTACTAGCAGCAGGATTCAGAAAAGTGTACCCACTCATGTCACTGGCTAAAGAACCGCCAGAGCTAGAGTAAAGCGGGTTTTCAAACGATTGTGCGGGCTTAGTCGCCATAATTTACCTTACCTGACTTCTTGTTGGGGGGCGTTAACCGAACTCCAAATGCTCCTGTCTATGCCTGATACCCGTTGCGCGGTTACCCCGAGGTCTACTTTAGTACCGTTGATAGTCGCTGTTTTGTTTAGTGTATCAACTACAAAGAAGTCACCAAGTCCATTACTGTAAGTTACCTTACCATCACTTGCACCAGTACCAACGGCTTTAAAGCCAGCCAGTTTAAGTTTTTCTTCAGCCAGTTTGGTATTTCCCTTGATGATTTCAAGTTGAATCTCACGAGCAGTCTGAAGCGTTTGGGATGCAACTTGCTTGCTGGTTTCTTCACGAATCTTGAGGTTAGATTCAAACTCTTTAGTACCACGCTCGACTTGCAACTGAGCAAGTTGTTTACGATAGTCAGAGTCCACTTGTGTACGAACAAGCTGTTCAACCTGTGCACCATCAAGACCAGCCTTAGCTGTTTTACCGTTGATATACAAATCAAACTTGCCATCGTTACGGCGCAGTACTTGGTGTGGTGCACCAGTAAAGGTAGACAACACAGACATGGCACGGCTAAAGTTACCAGTAGTGGCTCCTTCGTAGATACCGATGTCCGCTTGGTTTTTGTACATACCAAGGTCAATGGCTTGAATCTTAGAGGTAGCTTCTAAGGCTTTGTCGCCCATACCATACTGGTTGTATAAGGCTACTTGCTTTTGCAGCATTGAACGAGTAGTTAGTAGTTGTTGAATTTGTGGATTGCGAGCACTTGCGTCAAGCTGAGTAGGGCCATACATCACACCATCTTTGGCAAACTGTACTGGTACAACAGTAGACGCAGCAGTTGCTACATCTTTAGCTGTGCCAGTGTTTACCGCTTGAGTAACTGTTTGAGCCGGAGCTTGGTTGCCCCTACCCATAAAGGACAGAACCTTAGGAATGTAGTTGCGTGTTTCCGCAGGCATCTTATCCATACCTTGGCGTTGTACGTTACCAATACCCCAGTTGTACGCAGCCAAAGCAGTTTGCAAATCACCGTTGGAAGCCTTTAACAAGTCACGCAGCATACGTGCTGCACCATCTGCTTCAGAGTTCAGGTCGTTTACTTTGACCTTGTACTGCTTGGCAGTATCAGGCATGAATTGGAAATAGCCTTGTGCACCAGCAGAAGATGTTTGTCCGGGAATACCCTTAGACTCAGCCATCATCACAGCGTTCAACACACCGGATGGGAGGTTGTACTTTTCTTCTAGCTTAGCGAAAGTCTGTGGAGCAGCTTTGATTTCTGCTTCGTACTTTTGCTGAACAGCTTTTGCTTTAGTAGTGTCGCCTGTCTTTAAACGCTCAAGCAGTTGTGCTTCAGTAACTGGTTGAGTAACTTGTTGGGCACTACTAGACATACCGCGCAATGCTTGGTTCGCCATAGGTGTAAAGCTACCATCCCCAACAAGAGGAAGTAAATCTTGCCTAGTTACATTTTGGTCAATAAGACCAAGGCTGCGTCCAATACCAGTGATGTTTGCTTGTTCTCCAAGCCAGTTTGCACCACGAGCAGCAAGGTTGTAAGGGCCAGCCGCAATGTCGTACGCTCCACTGGCAAGATACCCAGCGGCAAATACAGGAGCTTTGGCTACACCACCAACGGTACGAGCAGCGTTTAAATCCTGTAAGCGTTGCAGTCTTGCTTGTGGAGACAGAGCTTGAAACTCAGCAGCAGTTAACTGGTCAGTAGGTACAGAAGCTAACTGGGCAGGAGTACGCAAACCCGCAGTAGGTGCAAGTTGGGTTACAACTGGTTTTGCAGGAGGTGCAACAGGTGTACTAACAGCACCGGATGTGGTAGGAGCGGCAGCAGGTGCAGCAGGTGCAGCAGGAGCGGCAGGAGCGGCAGCAGGTGCAGGTGCAACAGGAGCGTTGGGGTCACCAACATTAGTACCCGGAGTCTGCACGAACTGTGGCAATGGAGCGTTAGCTATTTCATTTGTGCCTTCGCCCATACGAGCACGCACTTCCATCATGCGGTTAATCTCTTGGACTTGCATCAAAGTTTGGCGTGAGCGAAGCGCTGCGTCTTCAGCCTCACGCTGACGACCAGCAATAATGCCAGCACCACCGATTAGTTGTCCAAAGCTAAGAGCCATGATGCTCTCCTTTACCCACGACCGAAGTTAATATTGATAGGCAGACCCGTACTATTTGCTTGCTGGCTACCTGTCATAGAGCCAAACAAATCGCCAATATCACCAGCGGTTTGACGGCGACGGCGGTCAGCAGCGTCATACAAACTACCAATGTACGAACCATACTGGAGTGCACCTGATGGAGCACCCGTTGGCATTGCGCTAAGACCCGCAGTTTGTGTACGAATCTTATTTTGCTGTGCAGCATCTGCACCTTGGAGGTATGCAGTCTGACCACCAGTAGAGATACCTAGGTCGAAACGGCGTTCCTCAGCAGCACGCAAGCCAGCACGTTGTGAGCCGAACTTGCTAAGCGCATCACGTTTCGCACGAGCACCGGAGGTTTGAACACCACGTTGTGCTTGCATACCGAAGTAGGCTGGGTCAAAGTACTTTGACTCACCGATAAGTCCCTGTGCTTCTTGCAAGCGTTGGTTGAACAACTCTTGGTTGGTAGTACGCAACTGTTGGAGTTCAGCGGTTTGTTGTTGGAGCAATTGCTTTTCTTCATCTGACAAGCCATCACCAGCAATCGCAGAACCAGCAAGTTGCCCAGCGGCACGCAAGAACAAATCAGCCTGTGCTTTCGGGTCAGTAAATTTCTGTTTGAGTGCTTGGCTAAATGTAGTTGGAGCAGCCACCGCAGGAGCAGCCGCCGCAGCGCCTGTTGTACCAGCTTGGACAGTTTGTGTTGTACCACCAGCAGTAGTTGGTGCTACGTTAGTCATCGTGCCTGCCTGTACAGCTTGGTTAGCCGCAGCTTGTTCCATTGCAGGGGTGTACTGCAAACCAGCCTGAGAGTACACTGGAGAAGAACCAGCTACCGCAGTAGTTGGGTCGTAGTATGTACCGCCACCAGCACCGAACGCGCCTGCGCTACCACCAATAGCTCCCGGAGTGTTAACAGCCAGAGTACCACTAGCGTTAATTGAGTTTGCAAGATTCTGTGCACTAACACCACCTTGGCTTAACTGACTAGCTAATGCGCTATCGACTGTACCGCCGTAAGCAATGTTCTGTGCAGCAATCGTATTACCAGTCATTGGGTCAACAAACTGCCCAAGTTCAGGAGACCAGTAACCAGTGTTAGAACCGACGTTAGTTACAACAGCATTAGCCGTTGGGGTAGTAGCTAGTTGTGCAGTACCTGCATCAGTCAGTGCTGTAGCACCAGTGCCGACGTTTGTACCTTGCGCTGTAATACTGCCAGCTTGTGAGTAACCACCGATACCGCCACCAATAGCGCCCATCAATGCGCCTCGACCGACGTTGCCACCAGTAACAGAAGCAGTCACAGCACCGAGACCAGCACCAACAATTGCAGAACCAATCACAGCACCAGCCGTGGTACTTAGAGCCGCAGTAACAAATGGCAGTGAAGCAGCAATCGCCGTACTAGAAGCAATAGCACCCACAATCGCAGGTGCAGCAAACGGGATAGCAATCGCAGCAGCAATACCGATTACTGCTTTTAAGCCCCCGCCGCCTCCACCTTGTGGGCGAATACCCATTGCTTGCACTAAAGCCTTGCGTTGCATCGGTGGTAGGTCACCACCAAAGGCCGCTTCCGGCAGTTCAGGAATACCCATCATCAGCATTTGTTTGCTAGTGGGCATACGGACAAATTTAGTTGCGTTCATTTCATAGCCTCCGTTAATTCAAGTCGCATGTGTACGTACACAGGCTTAAAACCATAACGAGAAATTACCCGTTCCATTGCTGGGGAAACCCATCCCTCAATAAAACGGACACTGTTCATATACGCCCAACCGCAAAGCATCTTCCAATACTTAGCATGTAGAGCATCTAAATCATTACCACCAAGTGCGACGATGTTCATTGCACGCATCTGAGGGTACGGGACAATCTCAAGTACGAGAGCTAACTTCACGCTTTTCGTAATTGTTTTATCACACTTCACAACAAAGATATACATCTTGCCTTGTAGCGCAGCATTGTAAATGTCCTCAATAGACATCTCACCGTGCATAGCCCGCTTGACACACTTCTCCAGTAGGGGTTTAGTTGCTGACCAATACACGTCGAAGTGCTCTTTCGTAGACAAGAGCAACGGCTCAAAGTCTTCTAAAGGTAATGGGTCGTACCCTGCTGGTAAAGTGCTCATGCGTCTTTATATTTTTTCAATAGCGAATCAAAAAAGTCTTTACCCTTTGCTTGTACCACTTTAGCAGGGATGACGTACTCACCTGCGGATACACGGATAGGGATGCTGTCACTTGTGCCAGTGCCGGGGCCAACAACCTTACCGCCTTTAGCAGCATAGTCGCCCATTGCCACGTACCCACCATCAGCCATACTCATCATTGGTTGTGGAGGTGCACCAGTTTGTGTACCCATACCGCCTACTGCGCCCATACCGCCAGTCTGTTGTTGAACAGAGCGAACAGCAAGAAGCAATACAAAGATTAGACCTTGGTCATAGTTGGGGGACAAGTCCTGCTCAGTAGCAATACCCTGTTGGATAGCGTACTTGCGAACATACTGATACATCTCAGGATTCTGTAGCGCAGTCATTGCTAACTGGTTTGCCATGTTGAGTTCGTCAGGAGTAATCTCACCTGCCTGAAAGCCCGCCATAACAGCCTTAGCAATTTGCTGTACTTGTTGCGGGTTCTTACGCATAAAGTCTTGAAGCTGCATCTCCAACATTTGTGGAGACATTGGTGCTTGTTCTTGACCACCCATACCAGCGGGAGCCATTGGCATACCATTTGGGCCAACCATGCCGCCTTCAGCGTATGTAGGCTGTAGACGGAAGTCAAGCGCAGGAGCATTAGGGTTCGATGCAACCGTACCTGTCTGAGTAAATTGCTGAGACTGTTGTGCCAACACTGGTTCGTTGATAGCAACTTGCGGAGACCCTGAGCCTAACAAACCTTGCAGTGAAGCAGGCAAGTCAAGCGACGTAGTAGACGCAGGCAAGTCAGCCATTACACCCGGCCCAGTTGGGGTCATAGTAGGTGCAGGTGTTGCAGTTAAATTAACTGCTGTCGGGCCTTGAACCGTAGGCTGTGACGCCTGTGGCATAGAGGACGGAGCCTTTTGGGGCATGTTTAAAATAGACAGAACTGGGTTCGGTGCAGCCATGATTTATCCTTTCAGTTGGGCAATGAGAGCATTAACGGTATTCCGTAAAGTTGCCACATCGTTTGCAAGAAGTTGAACATCGTTAATTAACTTTCCGTAGTCGTCCAAATCCGGTACATTCTGCCCACTAATAGTATACCCTTTACCTGTTGCAGATACACGAGAAAATGTTGGACTAGATGCTTGGTTGACTCGGACTTGACTTTTGGTAACTGCCTTACTTGCCCCGTCTGCTTCGCCACGAATACCAGCAAGAAGCTCCACGTTCTCTTTTAGAGCACGTAGGATTTGACCTTGCCACTCGGTAACATTACCAGTGGGTACAGAAGGAACGGCAGTAAATCGGCTCATTAGGCAGTCCTCAATCCGAAGGGGGTTTCCCCAAAGTGGATGGCTCGTATCCGTGCAGAACCAGACACACCCACCTCAAAGGTGTCAGAACGGTAGCCTGTAGGCAGGCGGAACACGTCGTCGGTAGTTACAGTAGCTTGGAAATACAGTTCCTTGTCTACCCACAACCGGAACGTAATGGGCAGTAAACCTTGGATTGTCTTAAACGTACGTGTAAAGTTATCACCGTTAACGACAATAGAGTTCAGCGTACCAAAGTTGGTGATGCGGTTACCTTGGTCGTCAATGCGGTCATAAGGGCCATTCATGTCCCCCAAACCTTTTAGGCACTCAATAATTCCATTGCCATCTGAAGTAGTTCCTACGTCACCACCCGTGTCAGGATAGGTAAATGTTGTGGCATTGACTACAGTAACGATGGCTGCTGTGTCATTGAATGTTGCACCTACCCCAGAAATGAACCCTGTAATACTGACACGACTACCTGTCACTAATTTGTGTGCAGCGGTTGTAACGATTGTTGCCACATTGGAAGTACGGGCGTAGGATACCGATACTGCCGTAGTGTTGTAGTCATTCCATGCGCTCAGGTTGTAGGCGGGCACGCCAGCGTTGTAGGCCGCAATCGCTTCTGTCTCAGCATCAGGGGTGGCATAGTCAGCAACAATGCGAGCCGCACCAAGATTGAGGTAATCCTTGGTCACAATAGTTTTAGACTTCCATTCGCAAGCAGACAAAGGTTGAGTGGTCTTGTCCCACTCGTAAAGATTGCCTAGGTTATCCGCAATGTAGTAGAAGTCGTTTGACCTTGGGTCATACCATGCAGCAGTAAATTTGTAGTTGATTTGTACAAAAAAACCACCGATGCGGTCGTCACGCTCAAAGATAAATGAAGCTGTGCCATCTGACCCAAAGTACTTACCATTGTAAAAACGACCAGTTACGTTAGTCAAATCAACAGCTTCGGGCCATGTATCCCAGTCATGCACGAACTTAGTAATCAAGTCCATACCACCTGCTGGGTTGTAGACAGCCAAGCCACCATACGTTACGTAGGCTACGCCATACCCCATGTTCACAATGGAACGCTTGGATAGGCAGGGATAGAGGGTATCAATACGGGCATACGCCATAGTCGCAGGGTTGTTACCTGAAACTTGATATGGATATTCCTCAGTCAAGACAAGGATGTAGCCACCGACAGAAGCAATGCCTACGATGTCGTATTCAAAGGTCAGCGCATATTTGGCAGGCCAAGCATGTGGAACATTTGGTTCGGAAAAATATACCCGATTGCCATCAAAGCCAACCAGAATGTTATTTTGTGCTGCAATAATGCCTGTAAGGTTTGAAGGAGGAGGGTCATATTCATTGGTCTCCAAAATATCAAACAGGTTACGAGCGTCAAAGTCATCCGTAAAAGAATAACTTCCATCACCCCAGTAACGTGCTGTGTTATCAAGTGTCTCTGCAACATCGTGGTACACAGTACCAGCAGTCTCAGCCTTATCTGCTACGTTGCCTGCGGTCTGCGCATACTCAAATGTATAGTCATCTATGAGATTAGTTACTATACCGCCAGTAATGTTGAAAGACGAATCTGTGCAGCCACTTAGTTTAAAGCGGTCATCAAACCCTAAATTGTGGTGGTTATTCAGTGTTACTCGAGAGACATTAGCTGCACGGCTAACACGGGCTGTACCTGTTGGAAACCACAAAGTCCCCAAGCGGAAGTACTCAGTGCCCGAAGCTGATGCAAGCGTCCGGTACAAACGCACACCACGTACAAAGTTATCTCCAGTAGGTTTAGCCGTAGGGAGGTTGGTAACTGTGACAGTCTGGCCTTCTTTGATATACAAGTTGTCAGATGGTTCAGACGCAATAGATTCTTCTTCCCACGGGGTAAACCATGAGTAGACATAGTTGCGGGGGACAGTATTACCAGCAAGGGACATACGCCCATTGGCATCAGATGTTGTACTAACTTGTTCGCCGGGGCTGAAGTACGTGAAAGTTGTACTATTAACAACAGTTACTTCAGCGTTGGTTGCATTAAACGTAGCTACCGATGTTGTCGCCGCAGGGAAACCGCTAATAGTAATAATCATGCCCGTGCGCATTTCGTGCGCAGCCGATGTAACCACCGTGGCATAGTTACCAGCATCACGGGCACGACTGGTAGAGGACTTTTGTGAGAACGATGCAGCAGATGTAGTCAGTACTGTCTCAGGTAGTTCAAGCCCAAGTTCGTAATAGTTGTTGGGGTATGGCACACCCGTAGCAGTAGCTAACTCATAGTTGCTTACCTTAGGTACACCATCACCCGTATAGTAAAACCGCTGTTCGTTATCGTCAGACGCTGAAGCCGTAATGATGTCAACGTCAGTTGCCCATGTCAGATACTTCAGTGTGCCAGTGCCGGGTTCACGTAAAGCATGTAGAGTTTTAATCTCACCCACACGGTCTACGTTACCAGCTAGGTAGGGTAAACGATAGGGAATCAAATCACCTGAGTACAACTTGACGTTAAAGGCAATTTGCGCCGCAGCGTCAGGCAGCAACTCCGAAGAAATCTTTGGGGCTTCTCCAAGGAATTTGACGATTTTTACCGCTGCCATTTAGACGTTCCGTTCAAAGTGTGGGCAATCTACAAGAGATTTGAAGTTGCCGCCCCAACGGTTCTTAGGATACAGGCTTTCCCAGTAAGTGCCAAGGGGGGCAAGGACATCTTTGTCCCAGATGATTTTACCGTCTTTGAAAAAGTTCAGGTCAATCGCGCATCGTTTTAAGTGGATGCTGTTCAGTGTTTTGGAACGCCCTGTCTTTACGTAGATAGCTTGTTGTTCAGGGGTGCGAGCCAATTCACCGCCCGTAACCATAAAGCCTTGCTCGGTGGCGTACTGAATCAGCTTGCAGGCGTCCAGTAAGAACGCAGCTTGTTCTTGGCTAAGGCTCATTTTTTACCCCTCATTTCTGCCAGTTTCTCAATAGTCCTACCGCCAAAGTACGCACCCATGATGAGCATACCCCACTGCCCAAGCAACTGAACATAGGACTCATTGGCGTTTAGGCCAAAAGCGCTCATCATGGCAAATAGAAAGTACCCAAAGAATATGGCGATTAACGACATGGGGCGTATGTTCTTAGACAGCCAACTGTCGCTATTCATGTCCGACTGCCAACGGTCTGTGACGTTATCATCTTCGTTGGCCTGAGCCGCCAACAGCGCTTTGAGTTCTTCTTGCTCAAGCCGTGCCTTCTCGATGCCAAGTTCAAGCAGACGTTCTTCGTGGTCATACTGAAGCTGGCGTAGTTTTTCAACGTCAGCAGAAGTAGGGTTGTCGGGGATTTTTACCCCAAGAGTTTTCTCAACAACTTCTTTGCCTTTGGCTTGGATTGCCGACGACAAAAGGCCCAAGCCGCTTTCAGCGAGTGTGCCTAGTAGTGCTCCTACGATTGGAATCATCATTTACCCTTTCTGAAAACCACACTTGCCGCCGCATTGTTGCACAGCGTCGTAAACAAACCAGCCCATACCCCCAAGCAAAAGAGCTAACAAGGATACAGCTAGGACAATGGTAACCACTTCGTCAATCTCCTCTTTACGCCGCTTCTTAGCTTCTTTTTCACGGCGTGCACTATGAGCTGCTTCTATATCCATACTCGCGGCACGAGCCACAATTCTTTGCCAAACATCCATCTTGTTGCTTTGGAAGAACAGCATCTGGACTTCTCTCTCAAATGCTTTGGCTTGTTCAATTGCTAGTTCCAACTCAACAGCTTGCCCCATCGAACTGCCTTTAAAGCCTTTATTCTTCGACTGCTCAACAACTTTAATTGCGTCAGCTTTTGCGCTGAAAAACTTACCTAACACTGGCCCGAGCGACTCCACATCCTGCATCGTCTTAGCGGCAGTCTTTACCAGCTTGACCGCTGTTTGAATCGCTGCAAGGGCTGTGAACGGGTCAATCATTTTTTCACCCACTCCAAGCAGGTAACAATCCTGTTATACACATCACCCGTCCAAGTCCACCGTACACATTTGTAAACAATAGCAGGCGGTGGCGGTGGCGGTGGAGGAGGCGGTAAAGCATCCAGCATCATTTAATCCCCCAAGTTAAGTACCAAGCAATTGGTGTAGCCGCAAGGAAACACCACCACATTAACCTACGTAGAGCTTTTATATCCCTACCAAAATCATCAAAGTTGCTTTTGTTTTCTTTCAACATCCGCTCTTTGATTGCAACAATCTTGTCCCACTCTGCTTGCCCATGCTTCTTAACCACATCAGCTTTAAGTTGCATCTCTAAATCATGAATCTGTTTCAACCTACGCCATTCATCGACAGCGTTCACAATGGTTGTGTCACCCTTAACGACCTGTGCCTTACGCCGCATAGCGGCTCTGGCCTGCGCCTCACTGGTAGCAAAAGCATCAATATCGTGAACAAGAGCTTCGACTTCTTTACCAGCCGCTAACCCTTCACGTATACCCTTTACTGCCAGTTGTGCGCCTGAGGCAATTTCATTAGTCATGAGCTTCTGTCTTTTCTTTCTCTACCTTATCCTTTTCAAACTGCTGTTGCATTTTATTGAGCTTACGTATAGAGGCTTCCACCATGAAACGTTGCTCAACAGTTTCTAAATAAACCCACAAACAAAAGGGTAGCCCAAGCAAGATTACAAGCGCAAAAACAAGTAGTACAACTACGAACGTCGTGTCATCGCCATTGTGATTAGAAGACCCCATATTTCTAGCACCATGATTAAAACCACTGCAATATACAAAGCTCTACTTTGCCACTTGTCGATTAACAATTTACGTTTGTGCCTTGTAATCGCTTCTTGCTGTTCCTCCTCTTTCCGTGCTGCTGCTTGCTCTACCACAATCTGGGCACGCATCTTTTCAAAGCGTGTCCATAAATCTTTTAGTTCAGGAGGGGTTTGGTAAATCATCATCTCCCGCATCTCAACGTGCAACGCTTCGAGCCTTGACCGAACCATTACTCGTTGTAGCGCACGACGACTTGGTGAATCATTCCCCCGATAAACTTCTTTCGCCTTCTTTTCTTCCTCGTAGAACAGAGCTTCTACTTGGTCAACCATATCAAAGAAAGTGCCAAGATGTTGTCCAAGACCTCCAAGCACATCGTTTGGGTCTGCCTTGGCAATTTCTTTGACACGTTCTTTCTCTTGCTCGTACTGCGTTACCTGTGCTTTGGTTAACTTCTTACCAGCGAACTGGCTTTGCAAGTCGTCCAGAATTTCCTGAACATTACCCGCTGCACTCTTAACATCTTTGTAAAGCTGACACCCCTTCTTTACCGCCATTACAGCGGCATTAGCCATTGCTAATAGGGTAAGGGGGTCAATACCTTATCTCACTTTTTTGCCTTAGCCATGCACTTACCCATTGCTTTGCACTTTGCAGCGTTAGGACAAGCAGCACATGGTTTAAAAGTCATGCCACCTTTAGCGTAGCCCATAGGCTTTTTGACCGCGCCACCATCTTTGTAACCCATAGATTTACCAGCAGCCATTTTCATAGCAGGTTTTTTGTTCATCATGATTAAAATCCTTTAAAAAGAATAGCCACAAGAAGACCCGCCATGCCGACTATCAGAGCACCTGCGGTTTGGATGATTAAAGACTCCAAGCGGTCTACCCGTTGGATAAATGTTTGGTATCGCTCAGCACACACTGCCTCGTGAGAGGTAAGTTGTACTTCAAGCTCATGCGATGTTGCCACTGTCTGCCTCCTTAACGGCTTGGGTTTGGTCGATTACCGCAGGGAAGTCACTCTCCTTTGGTTCTTCAGGTTCAATTACAAGGACGCAATCCTCAGGCACAGTTTCGCAGCGCATCAATGCGCCGTTCGGAAACATAACAAGAGGAAGTCTGCGTCCGTCAAACATTCGTGTTTGTCTCGTTTTGTCCAGCGCGTGCAGCAGCTTCGGCATCAAACTCAGCTTGGCGCTGTGCCGCAGTCTTAACCCACCCTTGTGTAAAGGCTAGGGTAACCATTGCATCCTTAGTACCGGGAATTGCCGTGTTTGTCTCAAGGCATTTCTGCACTGTGAGTGCTACGATTTCCTCAATAGCAACGCGACAACGCTCATGGGCTGCATTTTGAATCCAGCTATCTTGCGATAGAGCGGCATACGAAAGAGCTTTGTCTTCAGCTTCGGTTAGTGTAATTGTGTAAGTTGTCATGTTTTATCCTAATAAATAACCACGGAAATATGAATGGGTTGTGTTTCCAGTTACAGTACCACTGGTAACACCTCCGTTATATGGGTGAAATCCAACAGTATCGTTTGCGGACAATTTAACTATCCAATGTCCTACTGTAAAATTAGTATTAGTACCAAAGTGCCAATCCGTTGAATTCCCCCTTGAACCGTTTACAACAAGCCAAGATTGATTAAAGACTTGAACCGCAGAATAAGCAGCAGCAAAAAATGCGTATACGCCAGAAACGGGAGCCGTAAATTTTCCAGTTGAGGTGCTGTAATTACTTCCTGTATTTTGTACCAAATCGTTATAAACGACTACAACATCACCTGTACTAGCTAAGTTCAATCCAGTTTGGTCGACTGTTAGTTGAGCATAAAAGAACGGTTGGTTTAGTATAGTTACACGCCCGCTAGTGTCAATCTGAAATCGGCCAGCACCAGCAGTTTCATCAGCTATAACAAAATTTCCGTTGGGAGCAAACTGAGTTCCGTAGTTTGAGACTGACCAATTCCTATTGGTATTAGCAAGGGTCAATCGCGCCATATTTGCATCAGCGCGGTTTACAATTAGGTTGCCTCCAGTTGTAGTAACAGCGCCACTTAATGAAAGAGCGCCAGTCATCGTACCGCCAGCTAGTGGCAGGTACTCGTTGGCGTTTGCTTTTTCGTTGAATAGTATTGCCGTTGGGCGCAGTTCAAATCTATCGTTGGTGCTGTATGCACGAGCCGTAGTGTTGTCTTGCCCACGTACGATTGTCATCGTGTCAGTGCTACGTGCAGTGACTTTTACAATCTCCAGATTGTTCGAGGTATCAATCAGTGTAGCGTAAAAATAGTCGCCAGCAGTCAGAGTAGGGAAAAGAGCACCTTGCCCTGCCGCCAGAACAACCGTAGTTACGCTGCTATTGATACCAGCGTTCAGCGTGCCAAAGGCATTGTTGGTTACTTTTAATCCCATGATTATGCTCCTGCCTTCAATGCAGCCACTTCAGTCTTCAGAGTTTCAATCTGTTGCTGTTGTTCTTTAACAGCTTCAAGTAATACCGCCGTGATAGACCCGTAATCCAAACCAA